ATGCACCTGTTTCCGCTACAAGAGTCAAGCCTGATGTGGTCTTGGTTAGTGTAGCATTTTGTCCGCTTACTGCATATGTTCCAGTTACAGCGGCTAGTCTACGAGAAACGGTAAAAGAAGTAGAATTGCCAGTTACTACATACGCGCCCGTGTTAGCCGGGAGGATCTTGCCTGCGATGAATGTAGCAGCCTGTCCGGAGACAGTGTAAGCACCTGTAGTGATGCTTACGGACCGTGAAATGTTAAGTACCGCAGCTTGGCCAGATACGCTATACGTTCCAAGATTTGCGGTTAACGTATAACTACTTGAACCTCCAGTTTGGATTTCATAAGCACCTACGTCCTTTGAAAGGAGTTGTGCGCCTACGTCAAGATAGTTAGTCGGCATGTTACACCGGCCAAGTAGTTGGGAAGGCAGTTCCTCTGCAGAGCGCGCCTGCGCCAGCAGTATTGTTCAACGTGAAGTCTTGGGAAGCGGCGTTAGTGAAGAAAGAGCCTGAACCGTTAATTGGATTGAAGTCAGCCCAAATCTTACCGCCAGCGGCTGAGACGCTTCTTCCTGCGGTATTGTTATAAGCAGCGCAATTAACGATTTGAACGTAACCTACGTTCGTTCTAAATCCGTATGAAGTATTGTTTTCAGCTATACAGTTGATAATATTTGAAAAATTTTGGTTGCCACAATCGAAACCATGCTGCCCATTGCCGTAAGAGACACAATTAGACGCGAAGACAGCGTTCGCAAATCCACTGCAGTTCGTATTATTGTACGCAAGACAGAATTGATGGACTGAAGCAGGAGTGCCCTGGAAGGCTCCAAAGTTTGCAGATGTCAAACTGTTGTCATGAGCTGTACAGAAGAAGCAAAACTGTGCATTAGTCGGAAGAGCAGAACAACCTGTGACTTCACAAAGAATTGCACGGGCAGGAGAGTTCTGAGTAAGACCTCCAGTAACTCCATTCATTCCTTTGACATAGAACCAGTCGCCTGAGTTCTGGCAGCAACGACTTCCAGTCTGGGTGTTACCATCTAGAATCATAGACTGCAGGAAGTACGTAGCGTTCAGGTTTCCGAAGATCGTCGCGGACGTTACTCCGGAATTAAGCTGGATTGTAGGTCTATTAGCCTGGACAGGCCACACCCACATAGACCTAGTGGTGTCATAGCCAATATACGCAGTGTTACTGGTTCCGGAGACACAGCCTCCAGAGACGTTTGTGCTGGCCGTAGTGACGATATACGGAGATGCGTTGTACTTGATAAACACCGTCATACCAGCAACAGTAGCGATAGCGCCTGCTTGACCGGGAGAAGCAAGAGCTCCGCCAATACGAAGAGTGACGCCAGTGCCTGCTGTAAGGCCGGTATTGCGATCTACAGTGATTGTAGTGGAGTTAGTACGTGCAGTGATCTGATACCAACCAGCTACAACCGATCCAGTACCACCTTGAACGTAAATAAGATTACCTACGACATCGGTGCCGAAGGCAGCCGTTGCGCTGGTAATCGTAGTAGTTCCGTTAGTTACACCGTCTGTGACTGAATACTGAGCGGTATCTTGTTGAGACCAGTCAGTTCCAGACGCACCCGTGACAAAACCGCCTCCGTTGGTATCGGAGCCAGTTGTACGAACTTCTAGGACAGTGTTAGCAGAAAGGGCCATTAACTAGCTTGTAGGGTACGGACACAAGGTTTAGAGATGATTTCAGCGTTAGAAGCGCCAGCAACCGCCAGTAGAGTGCCTACTGCCGAGTTGATGTCAGCTCCGGTAAGACGAGAAACACCTTGTGCTTCCCTTCCGTCGTCCAATGCTGTGGAATCATTCGGGAAGCTGTTATTAAGACCAGCAAACCAAGACGTCTGCATGGCGTTAATCTTAGCGATGATAGCCTGAGCCTCTTCACAGAGAGGGCGGACTTGCTCGTTAACGAAACGAATTGCTTCTGGATTAGTGATTGCCATTAAGTCACCGTAAACAGGCCGTTAGTACCATCGAAGTCGACGGTGAAATTATCGCCTGCCGCTAGAGAAATGCTGCTTCCGTAGTCGAACCAACAAATCAGAGGCTTGTTGGGAGACGAAGGAGTGGTGTTATAGACCACTGCATACCGGAATGGGCCGAAGCCAGCGCCGCTTCCAGTCCAGGAAACGTCAGTTGCGGTCACCTTTTCAACACCAGATGCCGTAGAACTCGTCATCGTGGTGGTGGCGCCGCCAGTAGTATAGCCGTTTCCGTTGGCTACTTCGTTAGAAGAAATGTCAGAATAGATACTATTCGTTGCTACAGGGGCTGTGTTAGTGAGCATCACCTTGTAGACTTGGGTATTGCCCGTCTTGAAATCGTGGACGAGTTCCGCCAGATCTTTAGTAAAGACGTTAAATTTATTATAAGCTGCCATTATTTACCAATCTTGTTTTCGATTTCTTGAAGACGGATGTTCTTGCTAGCCAGCCGAACCTTTACATCCCAGAGATCTTTGTTAATAGACTCAAAACGGGTGTCATCGTGTTTCTCATGGTATTCCAGTTTACCTAAGATGTTACCTTCAACCCGGCTAATCTGCTCATACACAAATGAACGAATTTGGGAAAACTGGCCTGATAACCACCAAGCCAGCGCCCAAACTGTGCCTCCTACGAAAACTCCGACGGAGATTCCGACGAGGATAACATCAGGTATTTTATCCAAGATAGCAACTATGCTGGAATCTGGGTCCAAGCAATGCCTCCCACGAAGAGAGGTAGAGACATGTTTGGAGCAAGCCAGAAAGCTACTGTGCCGGCAACAATGAATCCGACAGAGAAGATTATCTTAACAATGCGGAGGGCTTCGGTCATTACTTCACAACCTTCGCAACTGGCTTGGATTCCTTCTTGACCTCTTCCTTAGCCTTTTGCTTGTTGGCTTCGTCGATCTTGTGAGCTTCCTCGGTTTTGACTTCGCCTTCAGCTTGATGCTTACGGTCCGGATCAGACGCAGGAGCCACACCCACGCGTACAGCCTTAACGTCGTCCTCAGAGGCAACAGTAACACCATCGAACTCACTAGGGAAATTCTTGAGAAGAGACTTCTTTTCATCTTCGGTGAACTTAACCTGAGAAGTTGTGACGGTCTCGTAAGTACCATCCATGTACTGGATCTGGATAGTAGAAGGAGGATTGATACGTCGGGTGGGGGAGATAACGGTGACTTCGCGATTTTTATAAATAGCCATATGAATTCCTTTAGGTTACGATTTGGATTCGGGCATGTTAGATCCTCTTATATGGTCGTAGCCCTCTGGTTTTAATACGTTAGGTTTGGTTACCTGTTTGACATGTTTTTCAGAAAGAAGAGCCATAGCTCTCTGTCCTACTAGAACTTGAAGAACTAGTATTCCTCTTTGGTCTAAATTATCTATTAACTGTTCTAGAGTGCTCATTCTTTCTCCTTGACAATATAATACCACTGTGTATATAAGACAGTCAATAACTATTTTAATAAGGACAGAGCTAACTATGCGTAATATCTTTCTAGAGGATATGTCTTACAAAGATGATGCTAAGAAAGACTTAAGAGGTTGGCATTACGAGGAAGGATGCAGTTGTTGGAAGTGTCAGCATTTCCTAGATGCGGCATACTGGATTGTTCAAAAAATGGAAACTGGTGAATATCCTCCTAGATTGGAGTACCCTGATGTCGATTAGAATGCCCCTAGGATTGAATTAGAAGGCCACTGGTGCGTTTAAATGCGTCAGGAGTAGGCAAGTACCGGAGAAGTGTCAGGAGGTAAATTTTTGTGCGATACTTTTTAGGTGAAGTTCATTGGCCCGCGAAGACCCCCCGGCACCCCTGACCCCCTTCGGCTAATCCGAAGGATGCAAACGCATTCGTTTTAAGCGAACAGTTCGGGAAAGCCGAATGCCTGAGTTAGTAAGCTAATCGAGAAAGCTAAGCCCGAAAGGTGAGTAAAACTCTTTACTCGCAAATTTTACCTACTAATCTTAGAAATATACATTAGCCACGCAATGTACTACGTTACCTGATTAGGATACGTGATATACCAATGGGTATTACTAAGAATACTACGTAAGGAAGGATAGTTCATATACGAGTAACTCAGGAAACATAATGCACTAGGAAAAAATAGTGCTTTTCTGGTCACAGTCTCTCGGGACGACCTGCAATCACGAACCTGTGATTACGATTTAGCATCGAGAGGCTTGCATTACCGAATTGCCGGGAGTATATTGTTTTCATGGTTAGGCAATGGTGTCTAACCCGATAAGAGAGGAACTGAGAATGTCCACCGTTAACCTCACGCAGGCTCAGAAGCTGGCCATTGGTGCGGCCGTTCATGACCGCGCTTTGTCCTACGCTCGCAGGACTGGCCCGGATATCGACGCCGTTGTTACCACGGCGGCCAATGCCAAGCACGAATTCAGCCTGACACCAATCAAGCTGATGAATGCAATCCGAGCCAACCTCTCGGACGAGGAAGTCGATGGCCTTCCGCTTCCCGGCTCGAAGTGGAACGATCGCGGACCGGACGGCGGCTACATCAACAACCCTGATATCGCGGAATGGAAGGACCCGAGCAAGCCGGACGGTAAGCCGCGCGAGATTTCCTTCTACGTCGTCTGGGCCGACGGCACTCCGGAAGGGGCGAACGTCGTGAAGGAACTCGACTACATCAAGTGCGCCTCGACGGAGGGAATGAAGACTGACCACATTCCTGATACGTGGTTGCGGAAATACAACAACCCGCAGCAACTGAAGAAGCGGAAGAAGTATCTCGAAACGCGGCGCGCCACGGTGCGGAAGGCGTACAAGGATGCAGTCCGCCTGATCTGGCAACTCGACATGGTCAACGAATTGCCGGGAGTGCAGGCGGAGATTGCCGACGATCTCGACAACACCGTGCTTGTCGTCAACGTCGCCAGCAAGTCGAAGACGACGGGCATTCCTTCCGAATGGAAGTACTACTCCGTCGGTGCATTCCTCAAGCTGAACCCGCTCAAGGCAAGCGAGACCGATGGCAGCTATGCTGCATTGGAGGCGACGGCCAAGCGGGAGAAATCGAACGACAACACCAAAGGCACCAAGCCCGGTGAACTGAAACTGAACGCAGTTCACACGCCGGAGAGTAGCGACAAGGTGGCGACTGTCTGGCATTCGTATCTATACGAAGCGTTGAACGACCGTAAGGGCGACAAGTATGCCGCCCTTGTGAAGCACCTTTCGACCGAGGCGGGCCGGCAAGCGCTCGTGACCATGTTCGATATTCATGGTCTCATTGGCGGACTGCGCAAGATGGATGATTTGGAAACCATCTATCAGACGGAGAAAGAGAAGATGAGGAAGGCTGCGGCCTAACTCGCCTCTCGACTACTAACCCCCGCGCCAGCAATGGTCGGGGGTTTTCTTTTGCGTTGCAGCTACCGCACCGCACCATTTGCTGCGTTGCCGTTCTGTTCTTGTATCTGGTATACCAGACTACATCACTTGAGTTAGTCGACTAACTCGGCTTGATGATAGGTTTTTCTGATCTCGTGCGCACTGCTAGCCATGCTGTACTGGTGTGGTGGGGGTGTGTTTATGATGATAGGTTTCGCTACGCTCGTGAGTACGGGCCAAGAAAAAGAAATGTCAAGAAATAAATCGTATTTCCGAAACAATAAAAGTCTTGACAAGAAACTGCATAAGCCTAGCCGATTTGACTTAACAAGTCAGTGGGTCTAAGATGGGGATACTGGAAATAGATCCAGAGAAACGAGGGAAAACATGAGTGTGATGATTAAGACGGCCAACGGTTGGCGCCCATTCTACAAGCCGTGCGTCAACAGCAATCAGCTGGAAGGCGTCTTTCGCAACATCTCTGTCGAAGAAGCAGAGGCTGTAACAGCGAAACACGCTGATGCCTTCTGCAAAGTCGTGGAAGCTGGCAGCATCAGGGACATCAAGGCGTTCCGCTATCCGATGACCGGCGCATTCGGAGAGAAGCTGTGATGGAATATCCTGAGTTCATCAACGAACTGCTCGAAGCTGCCTGCAAAGGCATGAACGAGATGTTCCGCACCACTCGCGGCGCCAACACTTACGGATCAGGCGCCAAGGCTGTCGTCGAAGACGACCAGATCAAGATCACCACCAAACGTGGTGAATTCTGGATGGCAGTCTGAGTAGAAGTAGTTAGCTCATTACATAGCCCCGATGGGAGTACGGTAACTTCGTTACCTTAAACTGTCGGGGCTATTTCTTTGTCTGGAGGTAGGTATGGAACGGCATATGTTTGTCTTTGACACCACTGTGGTGATCCAAGAGATCAAGATTAACGAGGGCAATGATGCTGACTTCTCGTATCAGCATCGTCTCATCGTTGGTACCATCGCTAGCGAGTGGGCTAAGTTTCCCTTTCTCAGCCACATCACACTCGGTGGTCGCACGTTCGTCAGCTGTATCGATGGACGTGCAATCTTTCCTCGTTGTTTCGAAGTCGTTGCAGGACTGGAGAGGTTGCTGTGAAATCAACTAACGATCTGAACAAGGAAGTGCTTGATCACTTCAATCAGTGCACATGCGAGGCATGTCAACTGATGGTTGACTACGGCACATGGCGTCATGCCTATGCCAGAGGGTATCGAGTTGCTCGGTTCCCTGTGCCCACTGTGTGGAGGCATCCGAGGTTCATCGGCAGTTTCGATTTCTACGTGCAGCGTGGCTACGTTAATGCCATGTACGATGCAGCTATTGCGAGGCATGAAGATGCGTCTAGCTCTGATTGATGGCAGCAATCTCCACGAATCGGTGAAAGCTGCCAGGTTCTTCATTGATTACAAGAAACTGCGGGAGTTTCTCAATGAAGATGGTGAACTCCTGCGTGCTTATTATTTCACAGCGTTGCGTCCGAAGGAGATACACTCCCAAGTTCGCAAGACTGTGGATTGGTTGAGTCACAACGAATACATCTGCATCACGAAGGAGACGAAGGAGTTTATCGATCCCTTCACGAAGGAAATGAAGGTAAAGGGGAATGTCGACGTCGAGATTGCGACGTATGCATTCGTCCATGCCAGCAAGGTATCTGAGATTTGGTTATTCTCAGGTGACGGTGACTTCACCGAGATGGTGAAGCAACTGCAGTTGAACTACGCACTGAAGGTGTACGTGGTGTCAACGCTCGGCCTCGTTGCCACCGAACTGCGTAGACAGGCTGATAAGTTTATTAACTTGGCTGATATCCGTGAGGATGTCGAAATGGAGGCACGTCATGACGTGGGAACATCTGCTTAGCATTCTTCAGAACATGAAGGATGTGAAGCACACCAGTATGCACAAGCCTGTCCAACTGATTGTGGATGGTGTGCTGTACGATGCAGACATTCACGAGTCGGTCACGACCGGCAATGCCTATTTCATTCCGGCGGTTCCCGCCGATGATGCGGAGGAAGACAATGGGTAAGAGCAGGATCTGCTGGCGCTGTCATTGCGCAGGTATTAGCGTCACCTTCCCGACGAGGAAGGAATACAAGACTCATGTCAAGACGAGACATCAGTCCAGTCCCACTCGTCAGGACAAGAAGCAGATCAAGATCCACCGCCGTCAGATCATTCTGTTCCGTGCTCGTAACGGTATTCAGAAGCTGTGACTCCTAACGGAGGTTAGGGGTATAGGTATATCTAACCGGGCGGCGGATTGCCGCTTTTACCACGCAGTCCGCCGCTTGTCAACAGGAAATAAGCCCTTATGATAGGTTTTTCGCCATGAACACACAGCAGTTTATCGCAGGTGCGCTGGTCGTACTAGCAATCTGGATCGCACTTAACGTCTTGGTGGTGTACTTACTAAATCGTAACAAAGACCCAAGAAAGTATTGGGACGAATAAGGAAATAGATCCCTCTGATTTGACTTAGCAGGTCCACGGGCCTATACTGTATAGACAATCGGGAGAGGACTATGGCCATCAGAAACTACGTCGTTCACTACAAACGTGGGCTCGTCAATGTCAGCGTTGCTGACAGCGTGATTGCGTTGCGTGGCGAGCGCAAGGCTGTGCTTGAGGCAGCTTGGCGTAAGCTAATGGGGTTAGATGATTTAGGGCAGGTTGCTAAGAAGCATGAACCTACCCGGAAGATGCTTCAGACCGAGATCGGTTCTCGGTATGCACATCAACGTCCTGATGTGTACGACACTTTCTGTGCAACCGTGAAGATCACTTGGGTAGGAGTGTCCCATGGGTAATCGTGTGATGGCTCAGAAGCGATTGAAGCTTCAACGACAGCGGCGCGCTTGGGCGAAGTCGCTTGGTCGGAAGGGATTGCAGCAGCCTAACCGTGACATCATCAAGATGTACAAACATCATGCGAAAGGCCTTGAGGATAAGGACTTCGTTGATCGCGCAGCAGATCAGCTTGGCCCGGCTATTGCCAAGCGTAAGGAGGCACTGGCCAAACAAGGTGAGCTGGAAGCTTGGCTCCCTGATGGCTGTGACATGAAGTTCCAAGGACCCGGTCCTTCTTCTCCGTTTCAAGAGAGCTGGGTCTACCACAACTCCCGCAAGGATTGTTTCGTTGTCATCCATTTGGATAAATACAATGGCATCGAACGAAGGTCCACGACATATTCCAGCAAGGAGCTACTCCTGATGTGCTGGGAAGGGAACGCAATCCAATGGGTGTATAAGGCAGCGATAGCTGCCAGATAGAAAAGCATAGCGGTGTAGCGAGTTTCCCCTCCTTTCCTCGCAGCCGCATCACTGGGCCTCGCATCTAACAGTGCGGGGCCCTATCCCTTTGGAGGGTACATGGCGCAGCAAGTTTTGATTGACAAGGATGGAACTCCTTGTCCGTGGTGTCTGCAAGTGATGGATCGTGAAGATCCTAAGCGGATGCCTACTAAGGATCATCTGCATCCAAGAAGCAGAGCACGGCATGTGCGTAATTCACATCGCACACTTGTCGTTTGCAGTGAATGCAACTTCTTGAAGGCTGACATGACGTTGCGTGAATACGTTGTGTCTCTCGACGCAAAGAACAAAGCATTGGAGCAATTCATTCAGCTCAACAAAGAACGCATTGAGAATATCGCGTATCTTCTCAAGATTGGTATCGAGGAGTGAACATGGATCTTCAACAGCTGCGGATTGATGCGGTGGATCAGGCTGCCGCTATCATCACGCAATACCCTGGGCCCATCATGATTGCATGTGCCATCGTCGGCACAGGCATCGTTGCGTTCTATGCGCAACGTTGGATGGACAAACGCAAGTCCTCCGCTAACGAGGTGGAAATGAAGCGTCGCGCACAACGAGACGAAATGTGGGCCGAGCGCTTCGGCGATGTCCTTTTCAACGCCTATGTGAAGGGCGAGATCACCGGCAAGGAGTATCGCGCTGATTGCCGGCGATACAACATCGCTTACCGTTTCCCGTTCTCGTTGACGTGGAAGAACAAGGAACGTGCGCTCGCTGCGCGCGTGAAGAAGAATTGTGCCGAGGTGCATCACACTCCCGCGCTTGCTCGCAACGGAGAGAAGAAGCTTCTCGGTCCAATGCCTGGGTCGGATCTGCCGTCCGTCACCCTGGTGATCCCGAAGCCGGTCGAACGTAAGGTCTGGCTTGTCCATGGCACGGCGAAGCTGCGCCGTAAGTCAGCTTAAGATAGCTTTGCTACCGTTTCATCAGAGAGGAAGACTGATCATGAATACCGAAGTCATCATCGTGAAGAACGCAGGGCATGATATCCCGAGGGGGTATCTTCAAGTTGCCCTGAAGAACTGTCCAACGTACCTCGGCCTGACCGTGCAGGGCGACGACGGCAACGGCCAGCCGTTGCTGGAAACGTCGGCGGAGAGGAAGACGTACGACGTCGACGAGCTCGTGAAGATTCTCGAGACCATGAAGGACGTGCGCGTCGTGCTGCAGCTCGGCAACATGCAACAGGACTTCGACGAGTCCTCCGACATGATGCCGTACACCTTCCAGATCGCCGGCGAAGGCAAGGAAGATCCCCCGACGGATATCCTTGCGGTGCATCTCGAAGGCGACTTCTCCGAATACTCCAAGCCCGGCGAAGGTCACACCGAGACCTACAACATCTGGGACGAGTACCTGTTTCCCACGATCCAGGAGAAGTTCGAAGCTGCCGACGACCTCGACAACTTCTTCGAACGTCTGCGCCAGCCGTCATTCCAGAAGGCGGTGCTGAATGCCGTCGGCCACCGTGGTGTTGCCGTGTTCGTTCCCCAGTTCGGCGAGATCGTTGCATTCGGCCGCAACGAGGAACTCGGCGGCGAGTTCTCGTGGGGTACCAGCAGCAACCACTTCAACTGGGGCAAGAACACTGTCCTGGAGAACGCTGTCACTGCCGTGAAGAAGACCGGCGGTCGTTTGGCCCGTGCGCTGGGCACGACGGCTGTTTCGCCTCCTTCACCGGAGCCCACTCCGCAGCCGGACCCGAAGGAGCACGTCCACAAGACGGATGCTTCCCCGAAGAAGTTGAACGATCCGAAGAAGGACGACAACGATCCCTTCGCTCGTTGGCCCGGCACGTCCAGCAAGACCCACACGATGGTGGCAGTTCCCGTCGGCTTGCAGGGTAACGCCCGCAACCGCTGGATCAGGACGTTCCTCGGCCTCGGCCCGGAGGGCGAGCTGCCGAAGGGCAAGGATCACAAGGACTTCAAGATCCCTGTACTCAACGAACTGATGGGCTTCGCGCAGGAGAACATCTCCACGAACGACGAGGTGAAGCGGATGCAATCCCGCATCGTCCGCTTTCAGACGCCTGCTTCGGATGCGGATGCACAACCTGTGAACCACCCAGGCCAGGTTGCTCAGCCGAAGAAGGAGGATGCGGACAGCGAAGTTCGGCCGGCGGCGGACTATCTTCCCGACATGTCTGCCGACGACAAGAAGATCGCCGTCGATCTCGCTACGGAATGGGCGACCAATCCGAAGAAGCCGAAGGCGCTGGAGGTTCAGTCGATCGTCGCGAAGTACCCGAAGCTGTCGACCACGACCGGCATTCGGTTCTCCGACTACGGCCGATGGACCATCGCCGACGCCAAGCTGCTCGGCAAGAAGGCGCCGAATGCACTCGCTCTCGCATTCGTCGAGCTTCAGTCGAAGCTGTTCGAACTGGGGGCCTTCGAACCGGTGGTCAACACAGAGCCCAGCGACGGCAAGCAATCCAAGGAGGAGTCCAAAAGCCAGGCTTCTCCTGGTGCACAAGCTAAGCCTGGACCTGCTCAGGCCAAAACCGGCGGACGTCTGGCAAGGGCGAAGGGCACTGCGGCTTAACGGCCGCGAGCTCATTTGACCCAAGAGCTACGCAGGTAGTAGTGGGTACTCCACGGGTTGCTTCCCTCGCTATACCCGTGCCATGAACTCTAGCGTAGCGTCGGGCGGCGGGCCCTCCGTTGACATCCTCCGCCGTCCGACGTTAGTTCATTAGTCAGCAGAGCTGACACCTAGGAGAGCGATATGTTCTGGCCTTTCAACCGTCTGCCTAAGCTTGTCCAATCCCTGGGCAAGTCCGCTCCGTACACCCCGGATGTTCCCGAGGTGATGGACAGTAGATACAAGCTTGTCTTCCTGTGTGATGACACCCAACGTGGGTTCAAGAACCATCACATCATCGAGGGCAACAGCAAGGAGGTCTGCCGTGGCTTCACGCAGAAGCCGATGGACTACCGTGTCAGCAAGTTCAACGCGAAGGCTCTGCCGTTCAACAGCAACGTCGGCAGGAAGTTGAAGGTGAAGGGCAAGGTGTACGCAATCGAAAGCCACAAGATCCCTGTGCTTGACACGCACTACAAGAATGGTGTAGAGTTCGCCCGTTGCAAGGCGAACATCATCATCGTTGACCGGGATCATCGCGTGATGTCAATCGGCAACGAGGCATTCCTGCAGCGTCTACCGCCGGGAATGATCAAGACGGTGCCCGAGCTGGGTCTCCGTCATTACACATCGCAGCCTCTCGTCGGCGTGCTGCAGATGTACATGTATGTCGCCATGCAGGCGCACTGGGACCCCGAGGATCACTCGCTGTTCCCCAACCCGATGCCGACCTTCCCCCCTAACGAATTGGTCTGGTTACCGAAGTATTACCGCTATCCCGTGGAGCGTAATCGAAAGGAATAAATGACTTCAGAAGTTATTGAGCTACACAAACCTTGTCCAGACTGTGGCTCTTCTGATGCGCTCTGTACGTACTCAGATGGCCACAGTTATTGTTTCTCCTGTCTTAACTACACCCCTCCCGAGGGTGGACAAGGGCTTATGACAGGTTTTTCGTTTGAGTATTTACCTTACCGCGGCATCTCTGCGGACACATTTCGTTTCTTCGATGTGAAGACAAAGATTGATAGTACCGGCAAGCCAGTGAGTATGGGCTTCCAATACGGCGATACCTTTAAAGTTAGGACATTGGATAAGAAGGGTTTCTACTGGCATTATCCAGATGGCCATATCTCGAAAGGAACGCTATATGGACGAGACAAATTCGGTGCAAGTCCGAGACGGACAATCACCATCACCGAAGGTGAGCTTGACGCGCTATCGCTTTATGAAGTTCTGCGCACGCCTGTCGTCTCGGTTAAGTCTGCTTCTTCTGCTGGCGCTGATGCTGGCATGGAGAGATCCTGGCTTAACGAATACGAGAGAATATATCTCGCGTTTGACGGAGACGAGGCCGGGCGACGAGCAGCTCAAGCGGTGGCTCGACTCTTTGACCCAAACAAGGTCTACCAGCTCAAGTTCCCCGGCGGCAACCGAAAGGATGCCAACGATTACCTACGGAACGGAGAGAGGGACGAACTAGCTCAGTTGTGGTACAACGCCAAGCGGTACCTTCCTGAGCAAATCATCTCGGACTTCAACGACTTCGAGAAGATCCTTCGTGAAGTACCTAAGCAAGGCGCGAACTACCCCTGGCCTACCCTGAACTACATGACCTACGGTATTCGTACCGGGGAAAGTGTACTCATCACGGCGCAAGAAGGCGTCGGTAAAACAGAGGTGATGCATGCCATACTTCACAATCTACTCACCGAAACAAGCGCTCCAGTTGGCTCAATCTTCCTTGAAGAGCCTAAGAAGCGACTGCTCCAGGCGATTGCCGGGATTGATCTCCAACGTCCGATCCATCTACCAGACAGTGGTGTCAGCGATGCAGAAACATTCGAGGCGCTACGCCGCGTTGTACAGGTGGATGACCGCCTTCATGTCTATAGTCATTTTGGATCAGATGATCCTGAGGTCATTCTCGATACCATTAGATTTCTGGTATCCGCGCGTCTGTGTCGCTATATTCTGCTGGACCATATCACAATGGTTGTTAGCGGATTGGCCGGCGATCAAGAGCGGCGTGCTCTCGATTACCTCTCGACTCGGCTTGAAATGATGGTGAAGGAGTTAGACTTCGCTCTCATTCTTGTCTCTCACGTGAATGATGACGGTCTAACTCGCGGATCCCGCAACATCAGCAAGATCGCTGATATCCGGATCGACCTGACGCGAGATCTCAAGTCGGCCGATCCGATCGTTCGTCGGACGATGCACATGATGGTTAGCAAGAACAGGTTCTGCGGTAGAACTGGTCCTGCTGGCACTCTGCTGTTCGATCCAGAGACATACACGCTATCGGAGGACCTTGGATATGGGGCTCTATTCGGAACGCCTGGCAACGACAATCACCGCTCATCTGATGTCGTGGCGGCTTAGAGAAAACGGAGCAGTTGAAGGTATCATCTACAACAGCTTCGACAAGACATATCCGGTTGGTCAGAAGATGATCTTCCTGAATACCAAGATAACTCATTTCAAATACGCCGAGGGCTTCTGGCCTGATCATTTCATCGTCTCAACGCAGACCGGCGAACATTTCATGTTAATTGATAAGGATAAAATGAATGACCCATCCGTGGCCTGAATTGAAATGGTGGGACTCTGGCGAACGCCAGGCAGCAGAGGAGAAGTACGATGATCTTATCAAAGCCGGTGTTGGCGTTACTCCGAATAAGGCCCGCTTGTATCGAGCTCTTCGAGCTGTACCGGAGGGAGAAGTCCGATGCTGCATTATTGGACAAGATCCGTACCCGACGCCGGGCGTCGCGACGGGCTTGGCGTTCGATGTCGGGCCCGACCTCCCACAAGATAAATTCCCACACACTCTCCGAATTGTCCTCCAGGAGTACTGCTCCGACCTCGGTTTTGAAGCGCCAAGTTCGGGTGACTTGTCAAGTTGGGCAGCACGGGGCGTCCTTCTCTGGAACGCCATACCGTGTTGTCAATCAGGTCGTCCTCTTTCTTGTGACTGGGTCGAGTGGGACAGCCTTACGGGAGAAATCGTCGAGCGACTTAATGCGCGAGGTGGCGTCGTCTTCGTATGCCTCGGCGCTGTTGCGGCTTCGTATGTTGAAGGAAAGATCGACCTCGAGCGGAACCGGTACATTCGTACGAGCCACCCATCCCCACGAGGAGTACGCTCGGCAAAGAGCCCCTTCACAGGGTCTCGAGTGTTCTCCACATGTAACGCCCGGCTTCGAGAACTGGGACGTGAAGTAATCGACTGGATATTACCCGATGTGGGAAGTGACAGTGGAAGTGGAGGAGCCGGACCAGAGCCGGCACCTGGAGGTCGTGTTCTTGACAACATCACCGGAGCGAGGTTGGGTGGACTTAAGAAACAGGGTACATCACCTAATATCTACACGTCTCTTGTCTTCTGAGGTGCAGCATGGGTCGTCGGAGAATTCTGTCCACAACTGACCGTTTCGAGATTGCAAAGCTGATCGAAGCTGGTACTCCGTATAAATCAATTATGTATGCGTACGGCGTCTCCGAGGGTTTCGTCTCTAAGGTCAAGCAGGAATTCTTCAACGAGAAGCTGGAATGGAAGGACTCCGCCAGGACTTCAAGTCGTCAGAATTCTCTCTGGGGCTTCGGAGAGCTACCTAGACAGCGGAAAGATAAATAAACGCACGTACGGCCTTCCTAGGGCTTTCTAGAGGGTGTTTAAAATGGGTGAAGCATGAAGACTCTACAGGAATATCACGATGATCTTAGATTTGAGCTGGATCAAATCGATGAAACATTGAGTTTGTATTACTCATTGCAGTGGCCTGTTTTGTACGTCAAGATGTACCGACATATGCTGATTGAAGAACTCAACCGTGTTCAAAACCTCCGGTGGGATCATGGATAGGAACCTTCTTTCCGACACGTACATTTACACCCGAACTTATAAAGAGCTTGTTGAGTGGGTAAAATATCTTGCTTCTTGGCGTAAGATCGAAGATACCGTTTACGACAGGAACATCACGCAAGCAAGACGAATTATGGAACTGGAATTTGCATTAAGAAAATATTCAGCTATAATGGTTGATGATAAACAGGAGAATGTCGTGAAAGAATACGGCATCGTAGACAGCAACGTCATCTCCAACGAGGAGTTGATGGAACACCGTCGCAAACGTGGCGGCGGAGGGCGTGGCGGCCAAGAGGATTGGCTCTCAGACATGGTCTGGGGTACGATCTTTTATGTGCGTCAGAAACCTGTGACAACTGGCAGCCGTAGCTGGTTGCTTCAGAAGTTCCTGAAGGCAGGCAACCAGAAGACAGTGGTTCTTCTCGTTCCGATGCACGCCAACGAGGAAGTCATCATGGATGAACGTGAGTGGCTTCCCGTCGAACCAAGAGCATTTTGTAGAAGCTTCGAGCTGGTCTCGGAGTTCGAACCAATACCATTGAAAGAAGATGAATAACGTAGTTTATATGCAGAGTAGAACTGACTGGTTCGTGATGAACATGGTCAAGAAACATATTCAAGATTTGAAGAAGCTTCCTATGACTGAGGAAGTTGTAGCAGCTATCGCCCGTAACGAGGCTGCTCTTAGATCATTCTTCGAAGACATTCGAGGGAGATCATCCCAGGTAGCATAAGGAGACTAGATGAGCAAAGCTGGAGAAGTCGTTGTGATTGCCGCAGCAATCATCGTGATTGTGGCAGCAGCGATCTACATCGACAGCCACGTCACAGCCTTTAACTTCCTCGGTTTCAAAGGCGTGATTACGCACTAGTAGGTGTCGGCCTACAACATCAGGGGTCCCGGTCTTCCTCTCCCGGGGCCCCTAACCTATTGGAGGGAGAGATGGGTCGGAGACGTATCATGCCATTCAAACCACGTCGGGGACGTCGTGCATTTGACATGCCATACATCGCCACGATTGGGTACAGCGACAACGATGTCCCTTTCGTTTGGTATCAACTTCTTCCTGCATCCCTTTATTCCCACAGGGTGAATGTCGTCTACCTTCACATCCGTGTCAACGAAGAAGACAAGATCACCATTCCATCTGAACACTTTCATTGCGTCCGCTGTAAGATCATGGGGACTGTTAAGACATTGCAGGAATACACCTGCGTCTAGAAGAGAGGGCACGAAGATGTCCGTCCACGCGAATGTGAACAGTATGCTTGCGGCCGCCACTCCGATCTCTACGGAGAACCCGGCGGTTGATTACCTCCGCAAGGCGATCAATGCGCCGTCCCTGGAAGAGACCAAGAAACTCATTCAGGAAGAGATCATCAAGATGAACATGCTCAACAAGATTGAGCTGAAGGTTGAGGAGAAGACGACTGAGCTCAAGGATGAGCCGCGTCACTATCTCTTCCCTGAGATCTTGGTGACTGTCAACGCCAATATCCCGACTGCTCTGATTGGTCCTGCCGGCTCCGGCAAGTCGACCGTCGTCGAGCAGGTCGCCGAAGCTCTGGAGTTCAAGTATTACCTCCAGAACGCTGTGAGCGGTGCCCACGAGCTTGCGGGCTACCTCGATGCTCACGGCAAGTACAACACCACCACGTTCCGACAGGCTTTCGAGAACGGCGGTGTGTTCTTCATCGACGAGGTTGATACCTCCGATCCTGGTGCGCTGAAGTGGTTGAACAGCGCCCTTGCAAATGGCCACGCGATGTTCCCGGACAAGCCCGATCCTGTCAATCGGCATCCGAAGTTCCGCGCGGTCATCGCTGCCAACACGTACGGCTCCGGCGCTGACCGGATGTACGTGGGTGCCAACCAGCTCGACGCTTCGACGCTGGATCGTTTCGTGTTCTTCGACTTCGGCTACGACGAGAAGTTGGAGACGGCACTGGCCGGCAACATCGACTGGGCCAAGCGAGTACAGGAACTCCGGGCGGCAGCCTTCGCCGAGAAGGCGCGCATCGTGATCTCGCCCCGCGCGAGCATTCATGGTGCCAAGCTCCTTGCAGCCGGTTGGAAGCAGGACGTCGTGGAAGAGCGCGTCATCTGGAAGGGCATCGACCCTGAGCTGAAGCGCCGCATCTTGGACAAGGCAGCAGGGAAGCTCTCACAGGCTGAGCTGGATGCCAAGGCCAAGCAGGACAACGGCAAAAAGAAGAGGTAATCATGGCTAAGGACAATGGGGGCGAAAGCCCCCAAGTCCGTGAAGTTGGCGATGCGCCAAACATCACGCGACTGATCGACATCAACTGCTGTAAGGATTACTACGAGGAGTACAACAATCTCCCTCGTGAAGTTTTTCGCAGCAGCTGGTCTTCCCCGGAAGCCTTCGCCACTCACATTCAGGACATGAATGGCAAAGACAGTTGGTACGAGGATAACGTTTGGCGAGATATCTCTGAGTCCTTTACAGGGGTGAAAACCCTGCAGGAAGCCATCGACATGGCATTCCAAGGTTGGAAAGAGGGCGGCGCGCTCATTGAAAAGACACGAGGCTACATCCAAGCCTTAAATCCGCTCTCGCCTAAGATGGTGAGGTACGGCATCGCGGGGACAACTCCCAATGTCCCCCGTGCCATCGCTGGCAACATCCTGAATATGCGGTTGCCGGAGAAGAAGAACTCATTGAAGAAGAAAACCATTACCATCATCTACAACATGTGTGAGGCCGGTTGGTCCAACAAGGACAGCATCGGCAACAAAGCTGCTGTCACAGCGGCTCTGATCGACGAGATCGAGGCGAAGGGTTTCTCCTGTGAAGTCATCGCTTGTGCAACCACAAGCAACAGAAGGATCCGGGTTCTCACTTCAGTCTGTGTGAAGGAAAGTCACCAGCCTGTCGACATCAACCGTCTTGCCTTTGGCCTCGGGCACCCGGCGATGTTCCGTGCTCTCTTCTTCGCTGACTGGCAGGGGGACAAGTTCTGTAGTTCTCTTGGGTATGGTCTTGGTATCATTTCCACTACCACACCGACGGCTGAGGATAAGATCAATCAGATCTACCACATCGAAGGCGGGTCTTCGAAGAAGATCAAGATCAAGGACTTCAAGGACATCGACACCGCTGCGACGAAAGGATTGAACTCTATCGTTAGGACACTAAGAGAGCAGGGCTGTCCTGCTTTCCCTCCGTTAAAGGATCACGAAGATGATCTGGAAAAACCTAAAGAAGAAACTGAAGCTTCGCCAGAGTGGCGCGATGACGACGGTTGGTAAGAAGTGGGAGCGCTTTGGCAAGCAGATGGCCTTATTGGCCAAGGATCTGAACCAAGCATTTGCTGACACCGACAATCCCAAGGGGAAGGTTGGTGAGCTTTACACCATCTGGACCCGCGAACGTCGGTTCAGCAAGAACAACAAGAAGTGGACCTTCCGGAAGTTCAATCAGGGTCCCTTCTATTCCGCACAGAGTTTCATCAAGGCACTCATGAAGCGTGGCTTCGAAGTGCTTGGTGAAGGGGCATTCTCCACTGTCTTGGCTAAGCCTGGTAGTGACCGTGTCATCAAGGTGATCCGTCGCCCGGACGGCTGGATCAACTACATCCAGTGGGCCGCCAGTATCGGCGAAGCTGGCAAGTTCGCTCCTACGGTCTTCAGTTACAAGAAGATCAAAGGTAAGCGAAAGGATTTTGCTGTTGCAGTTATGGAACGTTTGAGCTATACTCTCGACGATGCTCCAATGGAGCATGAGAAGAAGCTCCTTCCTGGGCTCATCTATCGAGCTGCTGACAACGAAATGGCAAGGAAGTTTACGGAGGTGCTTGCTCCGGGACTTATGGACTTCCTTGTGAAGATGGCGGGTTACTACGAGATCCCCATCAAGAACTTCGACCTTCACCCCGGAAATCTTATGATCCGTGCTGACGGCACGTTCGTCATCGTTGACCCGGTGAGCCGTAGCAAAGGTGAGGATATCATTCGGCTTCGTGCGGGGGATCTTTCCCCCGCCGTTGCTCTTAGCTTATTAGCCCTTATGACAGGTTTTTTGATTGAAAGTAGTTATAGATATCGAAGCCAACGGGCTTATCAATCCTGATAAGATCTGGGTCATTGTCTGTAAAGACATCGACACAGGTCAGTATCATATATTCAGAGAAAACAACCTTGAAGATTTTATCGTATATTCGAAAAGGGTTAACCTTTGGATTGGCCACAATATTCTGGGGTATGACTTTCCTATTCTGGCTGACCTTCTTGGCTTCACTTTTGATCCAGATCATTGCATCGACACACTCATCATATCGAAACTTGTGGACTATCCCAGAGATGGTCATAGCATAGAAAACTATGGTGAAGAGTTCGGTTTAGAAAAGATAGAATTCAATGACTTCAGTAAGTATTCCCTTGCTATGGAGAATTACTGCGTTAGAGACGTGGATATCTGCCATCGCATCTATAACAAGTATATTCGCTACATCAGCAATGACGCTCACAGGCGCAGCATTAGTCTTGAGCATCAGTTTCAGCTGGTTTGTAATCAGCTCAGTAAGAATGGTTTTGCTTTCAATACTAAGAAGGCGACAGAACTCCTTGGCCGCGTTACAGCAGAGCTTGAAGTTCTAGACAAAGATATCCTTGAAGCATTTCAGCCACGGCTTAAGCTCATTCGAGAAGTAACTCCGAAGGAGACTAAGTATGGTACGATATCTCTTGCTTCCGTCCCGAAGGTCATGCGGCAAGACATTGCTGATCTTACCGCTGGCGCTCCTTTTTCCTATTGCGCTTGGACTGAGTTTAACCCTAGTAGTCACAGCCAGATCATTAGGGTTCTTAACGAGTCCGGTTGGCGTCCTATTGATAAGACGAAAACTCACATCGAGACGGAGCGGGAATTTAACAAGCTAAAACATCGAAAGAGAACTTCGGAACTTGACTTAGTAGCGAAGGAATTGTATAGTAAGTTAATAGGATTGCAGAAGACTGGGTGGAAAGTTAACGAGACAAACCTCGAAACACTTCCTCCATCTGCTCCAGTTGGGGCCAGGCTCCTTGCCCGTCGTATCTTGCTTGAAGCTAGACGACGTACTCTGACCGAATGGTTGGAACTTGTCGGTGAAGATGATAATCGCATTCACGGCAAGTTTTATGGCATCGGCGCCTGGACTCACAGGATGGCGCACCAGAACCCTAATACTGCTAACATCCCAAACGAATTCGATACAGCTGGTAAGAAGAAGCCATACGGCAAGGAGCTTCGTGCTCTTTGGATGGCTCCGAAGAACCGACTACTTGTCGGTGTAGATGCTGAAGGTATTCAGCTCCGCATCTTTGCTCATTACATCAATGATCCTGAGTTCACTGAAGCTCTCGTGAAAGGACGCAAAGATGACAAAACCGATCCACATTCGCTTAACCAGCGAATTCTTGGAAGTCACTGCAAATCTCGAGCTGCCGCCAAAAGGTTCATCTACGCGCTTCTCCTCGGCGCGGGAATTGGGAAGCTTGCTGAGATCCTTGGGTGCAGCACATCCGAAGCTCAGGAAGCGCTTGACCGTTTGCTTGATCGGTACCGAGGTTGGGCAATCCTTAAAGAAGAAGTTTTTCCAAAAGATGCGCGCAGGGGCTGGTTTTATGGTTTGGATGGACGTCGGGTCAGAATTCCAGGAGACACGGAAGGATCCAGACGACATCTGGCGATGTCGGGCTATCTACAAAACGGAGAAGCCGTCTGTATGAAATCCGCCACGCTTAAGTGGTGGCAGAAGCTGGAGGACTACGATGCCAGGCTAGTTAATTTCGTACACGACGAATGGCAAGTTGAATGTCCGAATAACATGGAGGTGGCGCTAACTATAGCAAAGATGCTTGCTTCTTCATTGGAAGAGGCAGGAAATGAACTTGGATTGCTTTGTCCATTAGCTGGAAGTTATTGGAACGACGATACCAAAGATTACACAATCGATGTTAATTGGAGTAAGACACATTGATTAATGAAGATGGATTTACTAAACAAGATGTGGAAGATGCTATCGCTATTTTGAAAGCAGATCCATACGATATCAATATGACGGACGCTTTCGCTAACCTTCTTATTGACGCACTAGAATTTTATAAGGAAACTCAGTACATTGGCTAATTACAGCAAAACCGAAACGGTATACATTCAGGGTAAGGTATCCTGGTTCCGACCGAAGGTTCCGAATAAGTGGAACAAGTGGTCTACCCAGATCCACCCAAATGATAAGGGTTTGGAAATCATCCGAGAGCTTCAAGCTCAGGGTGTGAAGAACCAATTGAAGAAAGATAACGATGGGTATTACACTTCTTTTTCTCGACCAGTCACCAAGGAAACCAGCACCGGAAAGATTCTATCTTTTACCCCTGTCGAGGTATTCGACAAGGACGGTAACAAGTATGATGGTAACGTCGGTAACGGTAGTGACGTTACTCTAAAGCTGGAGGTATATCAGCATGCTACGCCAGGTGGCGGAAAAGCTAAGGCAATTCGCTGGGTCTCTGCGAGGATCGACAACCTCGTCCCGTTTGAGTCCAGTCGTGACCTCAACGACTTCGAAAAGGAAGCCGCGGAAGGTCTCAAAGATCAGCCTGAGCAACTCTTCTAATTAATCTAATTAATTAGCCTATTGAAACCTAACCGCTGTATAGATAAGGCCACGGTGTCCAACCCGTGGCTTTTCTATATGCCCCTTCAGGAAGGGCGAGGCTACTCCCGTACATTGCGGGCTAAGTGCAAACCGACTAGACGTGCTGAGCAACACAGGCCCTGGTGAGGGCCGTCAGGTGACTGGGCAAACTGCTCTCAAGAGGCTAGGGACACTCCTCTAGGCCACTCTGCCGAATGAGGAGACCAGTGCGACACTGGGGCGATAAACATCACGGAGACTGCGACAGGGCCTTGGTCCCGCAAGCGCAGCGTCGAAGGGATGTAGGCGACTAGACCGCCGTAGCCAATAATGGTAGCCTTGCGAAGTTAGTCCGTGCACGCAAATATCAAACAGACGTTCCTACAACAAGCATTACCCATGCGGACTCATGGGGACAGGTCCCGGGAATGTGTCCGGTCGCGATGCTGACCTCGATGACGGAGATAAACATCTCGAGAGGTTGTTTGTAGATGTAGTCTAGCAGTGCCATGCCAGGTGGAGTGCCAATGGCTTTGGCGATCGAAACAGGGACGGAGTAGAGTGGCCGAGAAGAAGCGCAGTATCAAGCGGAGAAGCCGAGCGCAGGTGGAACTCCTGCACCCCTAGCACATGGAGGGGATGACTGTTATCGGTGGAGGTCCGCTGCGTATTCGGTGTACATCGATCAGAGCGCAGAACTCGTAAATCACAGTACACTGGGCGAGGCACCTGGGTTGCACCCTGGGGTACAGGTAGTCTGAAGAACTCCTGCATGTCGGTTCAAGTCCGACCTCGTTGCCGTATCAGTAGATCGCTAGATAAATGCTAGCTGCTAGGAAGGTCCTACCAGGAGATCTAGAAGGTGGTTCCTGGAAGCTTAAGCGTAAGTGTAGCCCTCAACTACACCGACCGCACTGTTACCACTGTTCAGGTAAGTCATGGCGTATCTGAGGCCTCAAGAAGACCGAAGTGCAGCCTTAAACTTCTGAGGGTGACCCAACTGGCCCTGTGGTTCTGGAAGCATGTGTGCGAGGTATATCTTACTGCACAGCGTATCGTCCCTTGAAAGGACCGAGGAGAGATAGAAGGTACAGCCTTCGCTTGTCGGGATGCTTCTGATACGTGCCTTGTTGGCAGTATGTGCGAGACAAAGGGATATGACCTTGGTCAACGGTAGTTTACCGTCAGAGACCCGACGACTCCGAACACGGAGGGGTAGTGTCGTTTTTCACCTGGTGGAGAAGCACCGTATCGCTAGGTCTTACAGCCAAGAGAGTGATGCAAGGATCGGCCCCAGAAGGATTGTTAGGCACACCAAACGCGCATCGAACTTGCGCTTTCCCGATGACTACACAAACCTGACTATGGCGCTGGATAAGCGACGAGCAGGCATTGGAATGTAAGACGTAACTGTAGGGTCTGAATACATAGACGCTCTTTACGCGAGACCGTGTAGCACATCTATCCTAGTCTATAATTCCCACCAGATCAGTGGGTACAGCAGGAGAAGAAAACCATGAATATTTCAGGAGCCACGCTTGCGCAGTTCAAGCCCCCATAAGACTAGTGGGGTAAAGTGGTGTAAACACTTATCCCCACGTTAGTTTATTAAACCATAAGCCAGGAGACAACCATGGCAAAAGGTTATGGAGATGCCATCGCATTGTTAGAATTTGGAAAGCAGATCGGCATGACGATGGCGAAAGCAGAGCAGAAGCCGCAGAAGACACCCTCTCCCAAGAAGGAAAAGATACCTACCTTCGAGGAGATGTGGATCGAAGAGAAGAAGCGCCGTGACCAGTTCGATGCGTTCATGAAGATGATGCAGAAACAGAACGCAGAAGAACCTAAGAAAGAAGAGAAGAAAAAGTCTGGTATCTCAGAACGAGATATGGTAATCTTCCTGATGGCGTTCTCACCAATCATCGGAGCCATAGCGCTAGGAATTATGCGCTCAGTGCTCGGGTTATAACTCGGGGTCGAAAGACCCCACTTTGGTAATTATGAAATCGATACACACAATCATTAAGGACATCTATGCAGTCGTCGGAAGCAACGAAGGTTGGTTCAACGGAGACATCGCTGAAGATTTTAGCCGAGAACTTAACCTCAGACTTGTGGAGGCAGCTGCCCCAAGAAAAGAAGTTTCTCGTCTCCGTCTATCTAAGATGGGTGAACAGTGCCCGTGTCAGCTGTGGCATTCCGTTCACACCCCAGAGCTTGCGGAACGACCCCAACCCCAAGCACTCATCAAATTCACATACGGACACATCCTTGAGACACTCGTTATAGCATTAGCTAAAGCCGCTGGACACACAGTCGAGGGAGAGCAAGATGAGGTGGTTCTTGACGGAGTATCGGGCCACATCGATTGTATCATTGATGGTGCTGTTACTGATATCAAGTCAGTTAACAGTTTGGGCTTTCAAAAGGTCCAAGCAGGTCTTGTTCCTACGGATCCCTTCCTACGCGATTATCTTGATCAGCTGGACGGCTATGTGGTGGCATCTGCTGGTGATAGCCGTGTTCGGGTAAAGGACAAGGGTTACATCCTCTTCATCGACAAAGTATTGGGAAAGTTAGCACGGTATGAGCATAGAGTCAGAGCAGAAAATATTCGACGCCGCGTTAGCGAGTATAAAGCAATCACCGCTTTACCAGCACCCCCCACGTGCACTTGTGGAACACTTACAGAAAACAACGGTAACGTCAAACTCGACACCAAAGCCAGCTACAATCCCTACAAGTTCTGCTGCCACCCCAACCTCAGAACCTTCATCTATTCAGGCGGACCTCAATACTTCACCAAAGTAGTGAAGCGTCCTGCCCATCACGGCAAGCCTTTACAAGAGGTTGACAAACACGGCAATTACCTGTACAATTAATTCGTGTCTAGAAAACTCCATCTTCTTAGAAAATTTGGTATAACTGAGGAACAGTACGATGAAATTCTACGGTCCCAAGATGGATGTTGTGCGGTTTGCAACCGCCCTGCAGCTTCATTCACCCGACGCTTGGCAGTTGACCACGATCACGCGAGTGGGCTCATCCGAGGTCTACTCTGCATCCATTGTAACCGGTATATTGTCGGAAGACATCGTAAAGACCGAGGCGCAGAACTACTCCTTGCGGCCTACAAATACCTCGTCCGAGAATACCCCGGCCTCACGGTTCCGAAGAAAGTAAAGAAACGGAGAAAGAAGCGATGTCTGAGAAAACGGAAGCGTTCCTCCTTGGCATGATGACTGGGTTCTTTGCGTCTGTCGTCGTGATGGCCATCGTAGGAACCTATGTGAAGTAATGTCCGTGACTGCCTTACTCGAAGCCTATACTCTTTCTGAAATATTGGAAATGAATGACTTGACAGAAGAGGATGTTCTCGAGTATTTGGTACGCCACGGACGTATTACCCTTCCCGAACTGAGGCCTTTGGAGTTCGATGATTAAACACCCGACCAATCGCGCAGAACGATTGAGATTAAACAAAAAGCATTCGTTGAAACATTCTCGCCGGAAGGGCTTGAGCAATGGCACGGATGACACTGGAAGAATTGATGAAACGCCGAGCGAAGAGAGTGTCGGCCTTCGAACAGAGGCAGATGCACATCGGCCACTTGAAGACAGCACTGATCGACTACCTGGAAACCCTGAAGGTCTACCAGCGTAAAGAAATTATCGACATTGATATCCCCGCTTTGACCACGGAGCTTGTGGATATGAAAATCTACTACAAGGAGGTGTAAACCTAGCCATGGTCAGAAAAGACCGTGATTACAAGCAAGAGGCTGAATATGCGAGCCGTCCTGAACAAGTTAAACGGCGTGTTGCGCGGAACCGCGCGAGACGGAAAGCTATCCGAGAAGGAAAGGTCCGCAAAGGAGACGGCAAGGAACTCGACCACGTCGGGTACCATCGAACCGGAAGTCTGGATAATGTCCGGACTGTTGTTAAGTCTCGTAGTGCAAATCGGAGGCGCCAGCCTCCTACCAAAGCCCGGGGCAAAGCCCGGGATAAATACAACTAAGGAAAGCAATGACTAATATTGATCTTAACGATATTGAACTGAAGAATGCCAACGTCGCCGCTACTGTCGGTGACAAGGAGGTCTCCGTTAGCGTCCGTGATGCTGACGAGGCCAAGAAGGCACAGGAGCAGTTCGACGCAATGCTTGAGCAGCTTCGCAATAACCCAGACATCTCTGATGTCAAGGTGACTGAGGGTACTGGTACCCCACAGTAATAACTAAGCAAAACTAAGCCCCCTTGGAACTCCGGTTCCTTGGGGGCTATTTTTGTGTCTGGTTGGCCCGTTAAGGCCTTATGATAGGTTTTAGCGCATTAACTGACCGGTATCGAGGTCTTCTAGACCTTCATCGGTTCCTTTGCCAATGCCTTTAGTCACCAGCTGTCTAGCTCTGGAATAGTCTTCACTCCACGTTGGAGGATAATTACTACGACGTTCTGCGGACATGTCTAAGCGAGTGTCGACGTTTCTGGCTTCGACTTCACCAGCAGATCGCAGGTAGTTCTCTACCTTAGCAGTTCCCTTGATTCCTTCTCCCTCGAAGAAAGCACCTGGGGCAAATCCTTCGATCTCTTGGATAGCATGTTGAATCTCATGAGAAAGAACACCTTTATCAGTTGCGGCTATTCTTCCGTTTTCAAGAGGCTTCAAACCTAATCTAATATACTGCTGACCCGTAGCACTCCCGAAGGCAGCTCCTGCCATTTCAGGATCTAGACTAACTTGGACATACTTAAGATCTGGGTAGGCTTTGTATAATTCAGGATGGGAATATACATCAGAAAGAAATGACCAATGTTTCTTGTTCACTCTTTCAGGAAAGAACTTCGCCGTACTATCATCTATCTCGTAACGCCAACGGTTGTCGGCACCACGGAAGAATCCAGTCTGTTTGAACACATCATCAGGATGCATCCCGTTCATTTCCATTACCTGAGCTTCACCAAGCTTATTTAGTTTTCCTTTAATAGCTTGGGATTTAACTCCAGCGAAGGAACCAAGGGTACCATCAGCCATCTTAGCAGCCACAGGAGCAGGAGCACCTACCAGCGTAAGGGCTAGGTTGAGGGTTCTCTCCCTGCCTTCATCAGACATAGGATCTACCTTACCAGCGAGAGCATCACCGGGAAGTTTAAACGCATCGATAGCTGAATTGATAGCCTTCTCAGGCCAGGTGATATACCTCTCTTCACCACCTGTTCCGAACAGCTTATTTTTTACCTTTTCGAGTTTCCCTAGTATCTCACTACCCCCGGACTGATTTAACGCACCAGCGGGCTTCTCTGGGCTTTCTAGAGGTGTTCCAGAAGAGGTGTGAGCCATCCATTCGCCCATGTCGGCGTAGTTAGTTCCATCAGAGAGGCCAATTCCCATTACTTGTCCTTCCGCATCTTCTCTCCGACCTTACGGAGACGATCCTGCTGGCTAGCCACGAGGCTGTTCCAGATCATGCGAGGCACGTCACTGGCTTCACCGGACCAACCTTGGTTCAAGCCCTGAGGTTCTCCAGCTTCCTTATAACCGTACTTGTACATCGTGTTGAGGACTTCGACAGAAGGATCCTTGCTACCTGCAGCGTTGTATACGTTATACAACCCTGAGATACCTGTATTTAGACGATTGATACTAGCTACAGGAGCTCTTAAAGATAGAGCTTCAGTAGAACTAAGCTCTCTACCTGAGTTATCAGTAATTACAAACCTAGGCAGACTACCTTGTTCTGAAACATAGCCAACCTTATAACCTCTGTTAAGAGAGATATTAGCATTGTCTTGAGCTAAGTCTTTGATTTCTCTAGAGAACAGTTGTTCACCGAATTCCCTAGACATCATTACTTCGTAGTCCTTAAGAACATCAGGCCTAGATTGACCGAGTTCTTTCATAGACGCAGAAACCGAAGGAGAAGATAACTTCGTAAAGACGGAGTACTTACCAGGGATCTGACGTCCGTTCTGGTCTACGTAGTCCTTCTTGAAGTTCTCATCAGAAAGCAACCCTTGGTTCTTCACAGGATCGAAGAAACCACGAGCAACGTTAACTCGGTTCTCGACGTTCCATTGCTTATCCGTGATAAGGTTTACAGTATCGATGAAATCGGAGTACGTCTTCGGAGAAGTAGCACCAGCTCGTTTCATCTTACCAATCTGTTCCTTCACACCAATCAGACTACCCATTGGTTCATCTGGTTGCGTAAGCAGTTCCAGCTTGACGTTCTGAAGGTAATCCTTCTCAGCCTTAGGTACTCCACCGAGTACAGCGGTTCCGAAGAACTGGCTAGCTGCCTGCGGGGAGATGCTGTTGACAGCGCCAACCATACGGTTATACCGTCGAACAGTTTCGTCAGGAGCATTGAACAGAAGGTTCTTACTATCTTCAGTAATAGCCTTGTTGAAGTTCATGTGGCTGAACGCAGCACCCCAGTCACCATCGGTGACGCTCTTGATCGCAAGATCCATAGTAGCGAAGCGAGCATCCAGAGCCTTGCGGATAGTCTCAGCGTTTTCACCGCCCTTAGACAGCAGACCTGCCTTAGTTGCGGAATCCCACGCAGACTTCCACATCCCGTTACGGAGAGCAATCATCTGCTGACCGATAGCACGGGAACGTTCGTCCTTGACGTTCTGGTTACCAGCGTTGTCTTGGATGAACTTAGCCATACCAGCGAAGGTATCGGTGCCGTTGCCAATGGTGAAGGTATTCCAACCTTGGTTGATTACCTTCGTAGCAATCTCACCTGCATCACGGACAGCGTACTGTGCTTGATCTTGATCGGTGGCTTGTCGTTCCTTACGGGCGTCTGCCTTCTGTTTGATTTCAAACTCCAGACCTCTGGCACTGTTGTACCATTTATTGACCTGGTCTATGCCGATGATACCTGCGTTAAACGCTTGGTACATCTGAGCTGCAGAGACACCGTTCTGATCTTTGAATCCTTCCTTCACAGCATCCCGAAGCATACTGCGAGTAGCATTGATTTCAGTCTTGTTGTTCTCGTTGTTACGATTGATGTCTTCCATCAAGTTACGCATGAACGAGTTAGCTGGATCGATACCAGTAACTGACCGGATCTGTTCGTCGATGTAGTCTCGATAACCTGGATATTGGGAACGTAGACGCTTAGCTTCAGAGGCTAGCGCTCCGCTGTACAGGGTGTCGTTGATCTTACCACTGTTCTGAGCAAGAGCTACACCTACTTGCTTAACCCTGTCGATGCCTGCTTGCAACCCCGAGGGAGGTGGGTTAGACACGAGAGTGGCATTAGGAGGCAGTAAGCTTTCCTGATCTCCTGCTGCGATCTGTGCATTCCTGATTTGCTTCAGACTGTCGGTGTAGGCATCGCGAATACGGTCGGTAGCTTCGTAGACATCGTCTTGGATGCTCTTCTTCACCGTGGTATCTGCAGCCTTCACGACACTGTCTAGAACTTCAGCTGCGCCGCTGATGGCGATAGCTTTACTCTTATCGGCAGAGACATCGCTGATTGGGCGACTTACGTTTGTCCAATTCGGAGGATTGATTTCCGGAGTTTGTGGATTAAATACAACCAACTTTATTGTCCTTGAGTTTGTAGGAATCTCTGCCAAGCGTCGCCGTATTTATCTTCCTTACCGGCAGGAACGTTCTTGGTATAGAATTCTTCTCTAATTGAATTGATTCGGGTTTCCCAGCTCTTGCTAGCGATAGCAACGGCCTTGGGATAGTTCTCAATTGGGTAATCATACGCCTTCAGATATCCGTAGGCGTTACCCATATGTTTCTGGAAAGATTCCCAGTCGTTATTCTCAGCGTCCATGATGGCGCGCCGGAAGTCTCTGGTGAAATGGTTCAGAGCTTTCTTCTGGTGTTCTTCACGGTCTTTCACAGCGGTACCGATGACGTAGTTGTCAGCAGCATTCTGTAGGTTGAGACCGGTGAGAGACATGAAGATTGCATTTGCCTTCGATACATCAGCTTGGTAGCCATCGTTCTTGCTCAGCCACTTACCGAACTGGATAGCTACGAAAGCCTTACGGCCTGCGTCAACGGAGGAGATTTCCTTGAAGATATCAACCCACTGATCGATAGTCATCTTGAACTGTTCGTCCTCAGGCTTGCCAGTAAACATACTGGCTTGCAGCATGTCCCAGCTGGATCTCATCAGAGGTTCACTGTTCTTTATCGTACTGCCGAGGATGCTAGTAGCAGCACCGCCAAGGAACGTGTACCAGGCTTGGTCTGACTTAAGCGCGTCACGCAAGTACGTGAGACCACCGACACCAAACTTATCGCCAACGTTGTACCAGTTACCCTTCTTAGGATCCCCGTCTGGGGAAGTGATCCATGCCAGAGCTGCAGCAGGCAATCCTTCGACAAGCATCGAAGACAGCCAGTTATCGCCAACGACGTAGCCGTTGTCGTAGGCAGTCTTTCTGATAGCTTCACCAAGGGGCAGACCTGCGACACCGAAGGCACCTGTTGCACCGAACATACCGCCGTAGACCATGTGCATCCGGAAGCGATCCAGAGCAGTCATACGGTTGGAGAAGTACAGTTCAGCAAGATGCTTCTGGTACGTCAGGAACTGACCAGTCAGAGCCAGAGGACCGGACTGGAAGAGAGAAGCAGAAGCACGGGACATGTTGCCAGTCATGTCATCAGCACGGTTGAGAACCTTATCCCAATCCGTTTTAGACAGAGACTTAATCCCTGGGTTAGCTGCGCGGTATTCCACGTAAGATGTAAACCATGCACCGTAGCGGACGTTCTGCTCAGCTGCCTTGAAGAACATCTGACCAGCATCGAGGATGTCACCTCCGATACCACGCATGTACTTGTGACCAAGTTGAGTATCCAGAGGACCGTATTCACCACCGACGTTGCTGAAGCCACGGTTATTCATTTCCTCGTAGGCTTCTTTCCACTCACCACGCTTGAACTTACGAAGACCAGGAACGTTCATCTTACTGGCCCACTCATCGAGCAGGTCCAGAGACTTAGGATTGATCTCCATGAACTTAGCCCACTGCGACAGAAGTGCACCGTAGCTACCAGCAGGGGCAGCTCTAGGTGATAAAGAGGCAATGGTCAGGTAAGTCTGAGACTGCGTAAGCAACTGAGGCAGGGCAAACAAACCAAGCTTGGCGTGGTACGCCATAGACCTCATCAGCTTCACCGGAGAAGTGAGCTTAGTGAATGCCCAGGTGGGGAGGATCTCTCCCTTAGGACCAAGGTGGTCGTAGGACCAGTCGGCTACTTTCTGAGCAGTGTCCTGCATGAACAAGTCGTACTTACTCGGGATGCCGATGAATTGCTGCGTCTTGAACCGATTAGAAAGGAGATTAGCTACGACGGTAGGGTCGGCGTCGTTACGGAAAGCATCAGGGCTGTCAGCGTTCTTGAAGAACTTCCAAGGGGACTGACGGATCTCAGAGATGTCCCTGGCCTTCAGGTATGGCTCAGCTTCACGCAGCCAAGTCTCAACACCGGCGATCTTCATGTCGTCCATGATGGAAGACCGAGTGATCTCGTTGAGAGCTCGGTTCATCGTAGTGATGGGGTCGACCATGTTAGCTGGTTCGAATTTATAGATAGGGTTATTCTTGCTACCGATGTTACGCAGTTGCTGCGGGTTATCGGCGTCCCGTTCTTCCGTGTAACCAACCTTGTACTGATCTGCGAGAGACCCAGACTTAGTACGGTCTTGGAAGGTGCTCACCCATTCGTTCTGATCGTTGAAGTGTCCGTAGCGGTTCTGCAAGGAGTTATCCATATCAAGGATGGACTTGCCCTTGCGGACTACATAGAAAGGCTCATTGATATTGATCAACGGTGGTGTAACGTTTCCATGTTCGTCACGCCCGGGCTTAGTCTTAGCAATGAAGTCTTTCCACTCCATAGCTGGACCCTTCTCACCCTTGAACCCATTTTCGAAGATATCACGCGCAGCGGCTTCATCGCCTGCACGGAGCTCTTCCTTCACCTTATTCAGCACCTTGGCGATCTGTCTGCCCTGTGCTCTGCCGGTGACGAACGAGAAGAATTTGTCGCGTTCATAGCTATGATAGGTTGTATTTCCTGCACGCGTCTCCATGACATCAGCTTCTTTCAAAGCCCACTCATGGTCATACGCGAAGTGACCGCCGTCTAGTCTGTTAACCTGTGCCCAGTCCAGGGGTTTCGTTTGACGATTACCTGCTGGGGTGATTACGTACCTGACGTAGTTGGTACCAATCTCAGGGATACCTTTAAGCGGACGGAGCTTAGGATTGTAGATTTCAGTAGCTACCATCTCTCCCTTCGTCACGGCTTCGTTCAGTTTCTTCCAGTCACTGCCAACCTTATTGGCCATGCGGATACGAACGGAGCCACCGTCGAAGATAGCGATGGGGTATTCACCACCGGGCATAGACTTCAGCTGGACTCCTTCGAAGAAGCCTGACTCAAGCTTGTTACCCTTAGCGTCTACGTAAGAGATGTTATGTTGCTCAGCGCCTAGGCGTGCCTTGTTCGTGTACTCCCGAACTGAACGGAAGACACGGTCGTTCTCGTAGTTTCTACGGAAGGCCAGCCATGCACGGATCTCTTCAAACGAAGCAGGACGGCCGAAGTTGGCTCTCCATCCTTCGTTGATTTCGTAAGGATTAGCCCAGAGATAACCGGGTCTACCTTGTGCATCCTTCAGAGAAGGAGCAAGCTCCAGCGCACGCTTGAAGTCATTCCACTTATCCCTGGCATTCCAGGCAGTCAGCGGAGACAGCGTACGGATGTAGCTCATGATGGCGTTCTTGTCTTCACCAGTTACTGGGTCGACACGGACACGCCCACGGGCTACGTCTTGGATATACTTCACTTCGTTCTGAAGAAGCTTCTGAAAATTACTGATAGAATACGTAGCAGTCTTACGTTGCAGAGTTTCAAAAGGAGAAAGAGTAACATCAGACGTACGAAGGTATCCGACGCCAAAGATGCTATTAATCCACGCATTCACTCCACCCTTACTGGCAATCGACTTCGTCGACTCCAGATTAATCATCATGTCCTTGATGATGCTCTGCCCCTCGTTGAGAGGCTTCCACATATTGATGTGGTAACCGAGACCACGTTGCTCGATGACTGCCTTACCTACAAGCTCACCTGAAGTGAGAGTAGGATGAAACTTAACCTTACCATCTGTACCAACTTCGATAGGGATCATACCAAGCTGAGGCTTAGTAGATGTCATTACTTCAGCACCGTCGTTTGTGAAGACACGGAGGATCCCGTTCTCTAGGCGGACTTCGCCAAGACGTGGCTTAGTTTCCCAAGGACGTTTGATAGCAGACTCAGGGATGAAATACCTAGCTCCACCCTTACCAGCGATCTCCGCTTCCTCGATACCGTACTCAGTCATGAAGCGCTTAGCAGCAGCTTCAGTAGCGAATTGCTCACCACTGGGGTGGAAGACCTTCACGGGGAAGTCATATGTCTTACTGAATGGGTTCCAGACAGGATCACCGATATCAGCGATGGCGTTACGGATACCAGGGTTCTGGTTAGCAACCTCTTCCTTGATCCTCTTCATAACGATAGGACCAGCTTCCTCGAGAGGGATACGCTGGACAGCTGCAGTCTTCTCGATGACTTCGATGATACGCTTACTAGCTACTTCCTGATCCTGGACGATACGGTTAAGTAATTCTTGTGACAGAGGACGGCCATTAGCTGCGATGTTTGCAGTGTCTAACTGCAGACCAGTAGGCAGCGCTTGTCTAGCTCTGTTGATTGGGTCATTAGGAGTAGTTAGATTGGCAGAGTTAGCGACAGGAGCTATCTGCCCTTTCAGATCATTCATAAGTTGATCTGAGGCTCTATTCGTAGCAGCCGTTGCTGTATCTCCGAATGCTTCCGCTACCGTAGCAGGGGTAGGCGTTCCAGTCTTACTGGAGGCCTCTACAGCGTCTTTAAGGGCCGTTCTAACGGAGAGAACTCCCTTCAATCCTTTCTTGGCAGCAGCACCAATTGGCAGAGTAGCGACATCGACAGCGGTGTTCAGGTTGTCCATACCGACATCAGACGTAGACATACCCATCACTGCGTTTGCGTACTGCAACGCCAGCGTTGGATTATCTGCACTGAGACGGGTAAGGATCTGGTCCAGCTTCGTCCTGAACTCAGGGCCAGGGAGCCTAAGCAGGTTCCTAGTCTGAGCATCAAGGTTACTACCTGGAAGCCAGTCAGCAAAGCCTGGTTGGCCTTGCATCCAGCCACGGAGTTTCACATAGGAATAGAAAGGAACAACAGTCTTCGCCTGATCCGCGATCCAAGGCACCCAGCCTTGGTTCTCGTAGATCTGCGTCATGTCTTCCTGTTTACGACGGGCATACTCGTAGTTGCCCATCTTCTCCTTAGCCTTCTCCAGATCTGCTATCACCACTTCAGGAGCAGCTTCCATGGCGTTGTCAAGATCGATGCCGTTCATAGCAGCGGCAGTGGGGAAGGTATTGTTTAGGAACTTCTCAACGTACTGAGACTCGAAGACAGCGTTAGGATCTGTCGGTGGTTTCTTCAGAGCTTCGTACTGCTCAAGCGTCAGCGTCTTGCCTTGCTTGTTAACAAGGTCAATCATCCGCTGGACGCGGTTCTGTTCATTGATGGCGTAGAGCTTCGTAGCAGCAGCCTGCCTGAGATCTCCTTCTTGACCCATCATGATCATCGACTGGATCTCTTGCTGAGACAGACCGAGTAGATCAGTAAGACCGTAACTAGCCTTCTTGCTCCTGATCTCGGCTACAGGAGCAGAGGGAGCTGGGTTACCTTCCACAGCTGTGTCAATTGATACAGGCTGTAGAACAGGAGTAGCCGTATCGAGATCGACAGGCATTGGTTGATTTTGATCCATTAGTAACCACCAGAGAGGGAGTTAGGCTTGAAGAGAGACACAGCATTCTTCAAACTTCCGAAACCAGTCTGTCCAAGTTGACCAATGGTGCCAGCGTTCTTTACGATCGCACCACCCAGGCTGCCCCAGGCTTGGTTCTCAGCCATGCTGGACTGTACATCAGCCAGCTGCATCTTCTTCGCAGAGATGTCGTTGTTGATGTCGTAGATGTTCTCACCGATCTCCAGACCGCTGTTGATACCAGTAAGGTTGAAGGTACCTTGGTTAGTCACTTCAGCAAGACCGCCTTGCAGACCAGAGCCGTAGCTGGCACCTTGGTTTACCGCAGCTGCTGTAGCTTGGGATCGAAGTCGTTGGATGTTGCGGTACTGCTGCAGTTGGCTGCGTCTAGCCTCCATCTGCATCTGGACACGCTTCTGTTCGTTTATCTTTTGTTCATCAGCAGCGATGGACTTATTGATCTTGGCAGCTTCTTCGGCGTCATCCGCAGCTCCGAAAGCACTGTAGATCTGCAGTCCTACACCGACGATGTTTGCACCTAGAGTAAAAGGATCCACTATACACCTTGGTTAACTGTATCAATCACTGACCAGCCTTGGATATTAAACGGCTTACCAGTGAGTGAAGAAATCTTGATTTGAAGAGCGTAGCCTCTTCCTCGAATTTTATGTCGCCTGTACAGTGTATCGAATCTCGACAACCCTGTGTTGACAGTTTCGACAGAAGACCAACGGTTGGAGTTTCTGTCATTGGCGTAGTCCCAGATACCCTGGATCTTATACGCGGACGGGCCACCATCTACCCTGCGATACAGTTGGATGTACTGTGGCTGGAACTGCGTAATCGCTGCACCTCTCAGACGATACCCAGTTACGAAGTAGCTCTCGTAATCTTCTTCTGTTCCAGAGGAAGCCCAGTCGACGTAGTCTTCATCCCATTGGTGGGAGAGAGTAGTGGTGTCAGGGGCAATCACAGTCAGGTATCTGAAAGCAGGATCAGGAGTATTGAAACCACCTGGGCCTGATATGTAGTTGATACCTGCGATGTACGAAGCATCGCTTGGAACTGAATACGGATAGAAGCTCTTCAAGTACGTATTGAAATTCAACTGTCTGTTGAAACGGTATGCGTCAGTCAGGTCAGAAGGTTCAGTATCTCGGTAGACCCATTGGAGTGTGAACTCCACAGGGTTATACGCACCTCTTGCAAGTTTCTTACAAGACGTGGGAATCTCTGCGTAGAAGCTGTCGATGGTATAGAGAGTAACCGGAGTTACTGCCAGACTGCCTCCCTGTTGGGGAAGGACAGCATAGATACCGTCTTCGTTCCAGAAGTAAGGAAGACCTAGAACATCGACGAAGGAAGTACCGGATATAGATGGAACGCTGGATAGCTTCGTAATGGTGTAGTCATTAGCTGTGAAACCAATACCCGTGCTGCCAGTGATAAACCAAACACCATTAGCAGCGAATACCAGAAGGCCGTTTTGAATTGTGAAGAGTTTGTAGATCGAGCCAGCTTCTGGAATGACGATAACACCCCCGTCCGTAGGGAGAATACCATTTAGGTTCTCACTTGTAGGATCGTTTACTTGGAAGCAATTGCCAAAATCACTAGGTGTGTTAACTACCTGAGAGAAGTAGATATTGCTTGCCCATGAATAGAAGTCTGTAGTGGCGTCTGGTTGTGCTGAGGCATCAACACCAGCGTACCACACACGTCCTTGAAACCACGCACCAGTCTTGGGTCTAGCATCGGTTACAATGTCATTAAGTTGTGGGACAGCTGAAATGGTAGCGCGGTATTGGTTAAACGCACTGAGAATGTAATGACCACGTGGAGCATTACCAGTAGATAACGTCACGTTAGCAATTGTACCAGTTGGATCGAAAACACCGCTGGCATTCTTGAAGTACCACCATAAGTCGGAATTACTAGGGTAGTTTCCAATTAAGGTATTCCAAGTATTCATATAACCACGGTTAATTGTGGTAATAGAATAAGGGGAGCCGTCGTAAGAAGCAGCTCTAGGATCAATCGCAGTTACGTTAACGGTGAGAGTGGTGCCGGAGTATCCAATAACAGTTCCAGTCATCACCTGAGAACCAGATGAGATATAAAGAATTGGAACGGTATTTGAGATAGAGACTAGATCACCGTTTGTGAACGTCAAACCAGCTGGAACGTTGAAAATCTTAATACCAGTGCCGATCAGAGGACCAGTAGTTGGAGACGTTTGGATAGCCGTCTTACTGTCACCCTTGCTCCAACCTTGGTTCTGCAAGTTATAGATGTGCGCGTCGTAAGGAACGGTAGGACGGAAGTCTACAGGATACTGTGGATTTTCCTTCGCGCCTACGAAATCTCTGATCTTGATGTTGATTACATTTGGAGTGATGTCACTGTTAGCAGAATTATAGGAGCAGTAGATAGGATCTGAGTTTGGATGAAAGACGAAGAGATATCCGTTACCATCTGCGAACTGACATTCCTTCACTTCAGCTTCCAAAGAACTAACTTGTAAGTAATCAGAAAGACTTACTACAGTATCTAACTTATGTTGTGAGATAGGGGAAGCGTTAGTAGCATCAGTGATGTTGAAGAAATGAAGCAGAACACCTGCTTGCACCACCAAAATCTGTGTAATCCCATCACCACCGGCGTTAGTCCACCGGTACGTGTTGATAGCTTTACCAGCAGTGGAGATCGCGTTAGTTGCGTAGTTCTCTTCGTAGTCGATGCCCAACCGGCGCACTACCTCACCGATATACGTGAACTCACAGTTATCAGCGTCGGTAACTGCGTTTTCAGGGAAGTTCAGTGCTGTAGCTTCAGTGATTAAGCCTTTGGTAAAGTTGTTCTCTACCGATTGGGCAAGTTTTTGTGGCATCAGTCAATGACTCTAGTTACTTCGATGTTTCGAAGCTTGAAGTATTCTTCAGCATGTTTAATAGCAGACTTAAACCCTGTGAACTGTCCACGCAGACCACCTGGCAGAACACCATTAGTTTCCCACTGGAAGTACCAGAGAGTAGTAGCAGGATCCATCTTGACATGCAGTTTCTGCTCACCAGTGAACAGACGCTTGTCAGGGGCTCCCTGAGCCGTCAGGGCAGGCTTGCCTTCAATAGGGGCAAGTTCAAGGACCCTGTCAGTAGTTCGGAGTTTAGTATCAGGAAGAGTATACATTAGAATCTATCCCAACCTCTATCTTTGAAATATCTGGTAGGCATCGATCCACGTCTGCCGAAGTCTGGCAGTTGATTGAAATAGGAAGGAGCGTTAGTCACAGCTTTGTCTCGCTGTACACTTGACCACTGCCTCTTAGCTTCTTGCTCAGCTTTGCTATGAACCATCTGCTTCAGTTCGAAGAAAGCCAGAGACTTCGCTTCGTTGAGAAGAAGAGGAACCTGCTCTTCATCCAGATTGGGAATGAATTCATCTTCGTTACGCCAAGTAGGAACAACCTCGCCGTAAGCCATAGTCTTACTGGCTTGGAGGGTGCTGTCCTGCGTAGGATCGTAACCGTCAAAGATGACGTAGTAATTACTCAAGATGGTACAGAACTGTGGCTGCTTGTTATTCTTGTAGTAGAAAGTATACGTACCAGGGAAGTTATTGATGTTGCTTGTGAACGTAAACGACTCCACGTCACCGGCTTCTGGATTGAACGAGTTAGTCATATCCAGGAACTGCTGAACAGGAAGAATGGTTACGTATTGATAGCCAGAAGGTGGAGGAGTAGAAGAACCACCAGAGGAAGTGATATCCACGTTAAGATCATGCTGGAACCCTCCGTTGTTGCTATCGTTAGGCAATGTATTGCTGTTGAAGTACTTAATCCATTCAACACTCTTGATGCCATCAGGGACGTACATCATTACAGGAACATCGATGTCTAAGCTAGGCTGCAACTGGATAAGCTGCTTATGCTCAGGTGGATGCGTCCTAGAGATGATGTTGAAGTACGTCTGCTTCAGAATTTCCAGAACCTGAAGAGATTCTGGATTATCTGAAACGGAGTTTACCTCGTGAGAACCTAGGGAGCTGAGGATTGATTGTACGTATTGGAGATTAGTTAGTTTCACCTTCTGCTCCACATGTTGATACCGATGTTACCAAGAAGGAAGACAATCACAGCGTAAGGAAGGTACGGGGCTCCAGTCTTCTCAAAAGAAGCAAGATGCCACATATAGTCTCTGTAAGCTGACTCAGCTACGATGGTATCCCAACATAGTAAGACAGTCCACACCACAACTGGGAAGATCATCAAGTCCCGCATAAAGCGGAGACCTATGTCGTCTTGAGTTGTCTTGATAATCTCAGCGGATACCCTGGCTTCCTCAGTATCGGAAGTTCTGGTGATACGGGTTTTCTCCAACTCGGTGTCCATCTTCTTAGTGAAGATAGAGACAACGCCTTGGACAACAGGTCCGAGTATTGGAAGCCAAGCTAACATTACGCCTCCGGAGTTACAGTGCCCTTAGCGCGACGGGCGATTTCGTCAAAGACGCCCTTCACGAAGGTGATGATACCCAACCAGATAACCTGGTTCTTAGTGAAGCCAGTATCGATGTTCAGGCTGAGAAGAGGGCTCCAGTCGATCGCACCGAGAACGGCAACGACAAAACCTGAGACCATCGTCAGTCGGGCGACAAGGATGCTGTGGCTATACCGGAAGAAGCCTAGGATATCGGTCCACCAGTCGTTTAGTTTCTTCTTAATTACATCAAGCATTGGAGGTCCTGTACTTGTAGATGAGGTAAGCCAGGCCGCCAGCTGCGAGAACAAGCAGACCGATACCAAGGATTAGAGGCCAGTGACTAGAGTCAGTAGTAGCCATGCTAGCCGCGGTACCTGCGATCACTGCGGTGGTACCAACCGTTGGGGCACCAGCCTTGGTGAAGACACCGAGGAACTTCAGGATGCCTGCGCAACCTAGTTGCGTATCGACATGATTAGGATCAAATACGCCATCGGCAATATACTTGCCTTTAGCATACTGATCAGTTCCAGCCCAGACGTATGGAGAAGGAATTCCCTTGTTGTAATAACCAAGACCGTTGTACTTCTCGAACATCACAAGAGTGCCGCCGATAGACCAGTCCTTATTCTTTGCAGCGTAAGGAGAGCAGTTCTTCAGGGCGTCGACAGCAGCGTCTTTGAACGACTTAAACGGACCACGTCCCTTAGGAACGATGGTAGTCTTACGATCGAAGCGCTGTCCGTTAGCGATGTTAGTCTTCATGTCGAGATTGGACTCACGGTAGTGAACGACACCGATGAACCACCAAGGCACACCAGTCTCTTTCTCAATCTCTTGGTAGACAGCTTTGTTAGCCAGGATACGATCAGCGACAGCCTTGAAGGCTGGTCCCTTGGCTGAAGGGACATGGCAATTCTGCCAACGCTGTTCGTTAAGTTCTTTAAGAGTAGCCATTATGATGTAATTGCTCCAAATTGTCTCCAAGTTCCCGGTGAGCCGCTTCCGACGCACACAGAACCAATATAGTTGGAAGCTACGGGGTTATCGTAGAAAATGATATCGCCGTTATTCCAAGTACCATACGTAGGCGTAATATCAGCAGTGAGAGTGCTTCTTGCGGTACGCCAGAATTTAAGGGTACCAGTAGCATTGTTGTAAGGTACGATGGCAATGCCGGAGAAATTACTTCCAGCAGAACCTGCGTACATATTATTGCTAATAAGGTTGAAAGTTACATTATCGGTGGTTGTGCTTCCGAGTAAGAAAGCCACACCTCCGGAACGTACTTCACGGCAGATGTTATCTCTAACTACAATACGGTTACCACCAGAGTTTACTGCGATACCGTAGCGTTGGTTGCTTTCTCCAGAGATACCAAGAGTATTTCCTTCAATCCACAGTCTGGATGGACCAGCTGCGATACTGATGCCAGCGTAGCTGTTAGCAGCAGTACCGTTCTCGGCGATGAAGTTATCCCGGATCCACAGCATCTCAGTAGAAGCATTACCTTCAACGTTAATACCGTTGTTAGCACACAGCCTGATGGCATTGCCAGTAAGCCTCAGGTTCTTTACTTCAGCACCAACGTTGATACCTGAAAGGTGTCCGTAAATGAAGTTGTTTCTGATATTGACGTTGTTGCAGTAACGAACGTTGATACCTGGAGCTGCAGCAGTACCAGTACTGGCCATGCCTTCAACGATGATGTCACCGTAGTAGACAGTAGGACCGAGTGAGGCATAACCGAGAGCAACGGCAGCAGCGATGTTATCTGCAAACGTATCAATGTAAGCGCCACCGTAAGTATTCACAGTAGTAAACCCACTGACGATGTTACCATTATACGCATTCAGCCTGTCTACAGACTGAGCGTACTCGTAACCAAAGTCTCCGCCTACGTGGCTATAGGAAGGCATAGATGTACCTTCTGTATAGAAGTTACGAACCTGAACACCGTGGCAAGCAGACAGACGTACACCACGGGAACCGATGTCACTCAACGGTACAGCTGTGAGACTTAGCACACCAGTGCGCACATTGCTGATTACGATGTTCTGAGGGTGCAACGTATACATCGTACCTGCGTTATACGCAGTCTTCCAAGCGTTGCAACGCTCCAACTGGTTCACGTAGGAACCACCGGGACCGGAACCAGGGGCGACGGTGTTGCCACCAACGTCAGTCCAGTCGAAATGAATGCCAGTGCAGGTAGTCGATGAAGGGATATAGATGCGTTCGATGACAACGTTCTTAGTCCCCATGCCCTGTATGACAGGTTTTCCAGAGAGACCATTGCCGAACGTCATGTTACTAACGTGAATGTTAGTAGCCGTGGAGTACACGGAAGGAGAAGCTACACTGTCTCCATTGATGTTGTAGTCTCCGATAGACAGACAAGCTCCGAAGAAACCTTGAGTACCACTGACAGAGGAAGTCCCAAGAACATTAACCGTACCATTACGGATACCGGAGTAACTCTTGAAGCGGATACCGTTCTCAAGATTACCGTGGCCTAGGCGCATATTCATCGTAGTACCTTGCATATCAAACATCGTATTGAGACCGATGATTGGAGCAATGGTTACGTAATACGTCTTACCTGGGTCTGCGTAGACAAGACCACCACCAGCTGCAGCCACTGCATTGAAGCAGTTCTGGATAGCAACGGCGTCATCTACGATACCGTTACCGATAGCTCCGTACTGCGACAGGGTAACAGTACCAGCTGCGGCACCTGCCGGACTCTGCCAAGACCAATCGTAATTGGTAGCGGAGTTCTTCGTCAGGATCTGTCCAGTGGTACCACCACTCGGTGGAACGTTAGGAGTTTGCCAGTTGGTATCTTGGTTAAGGTTGGATGCCTTCGTAAGGACTTGACCAGTCGTACCACCATTAGGAACGGCACCAGTGGTAATAGTGCCACCGCCATTAAGAGTGGCAGCATCAATCAGACGAAGAGGTTCCTGGTCTGAGATAGGGGCTGGTAGGTTGATGATACGGTTGCTGTTCATATCAAGAACAGCTTCCATCTGGTTAGGAGACTGACCGTCCCGAGACAGGGTGTTATCCATAGCCTCAGTGATGGTATCGTTGTTTGCGTTGTACGCAGTTACGAAGGTAGTTTCGTTCTCAAGATTGGATTGATCAATGAGAGTAATTTTAGACATTAGCGAACCCTTCTAGCCCAGATGTAGCCGTAGCCACCGAGAGTGCTGACAGTGAATACCGCGACACAGGTGAGGTAGTAAGTCGTAGCACCAGATACGTTTACCCTAACCGTGGGGCAGGGGAAGCCAATGAAGTTACCTGCAGTAGGAACGAAGGCTGCTTGAGTGATTATCCAGCTTCTAGCAGGATTGGTGCTGAACGTATTAGTCGTAGTCTCAAGGCTGCCACCGTATCGAGTGATGCTAGTCGTAGCAGCTGGTGTGAAGAACACACCACCACCGACGTCCCAGTCACCTGCGGTGAGAGCGAGAGTAGTAATAGTAGTAGGGCTGCCAGAGGTGAGGTTTACAGCACTGCCTAACGCAAGAGTGTTGGACAGATATTCACCAACGTGCCCTGCAGTAGCAGAGGAAGCATTGGAGACACCTACGATACCTGGAGTAGTAATGGTGGGGTTAGAAATAGCAGGAGCGGTACCGAAGACGAGAGAACCAGTTCCAGTTTCATCAGAAATAGCACCAGCCAAGGTTGCAGACGTAGGCGTCGTGAGAAAGGTTCGGATGTTAGCTCCAAGGCTCGGAATTCCCGTAAGAGGAAGATTAGTTCCGTTAGTGAGATTAACAGAAGATGGAGTACCCAAAGCTGGTGTTACCAACGTCGGAGAGGTACTCTTCACGAAGTTACCAGTACCCGTAATAGGAGCCCAGGTGACATCGTAGTTTGTATTGCTGTTCTTAGCCAGAGGTTGACCAGTGGTGCCTCCAGTAGGAAGATTTGTAATAGTCCCTGAGTCGTTGAACTCCACCAAGTCTGCAAAACGCAGAGGAGAGTTATCAGTGGCAGGGAAAGGCAGATTGATAATCTGCTGACTGTTCATATCCAGCGAGGCTTCCATCTGATTTGGAGAGGTACCGTCCCTAGACAAAGTATTATCAAAGGCAACTTCAACGGTGTCGAAATTGTCGTTGATTGTAGTCTTAGCTGTCGTTGCGTCGATCAGACTGCCGACAGGGTTGAGAGTTATCTTTGACATTTAAATCCTTGTGAAAGAAAGGGGGCCCGAAGGCCCCCAATCATTAGGCCGCACTCGTGAAGTTCGTCCACGTCGTAGAACCGTTGGTATTGATATACAAACGGGTAACCGTGCTAGAACCATCGAGACGGATAAAAAGCGTGCCCTTTGGAGCAGTGAACGTAGGAGCACCAGTACCCGCCACAACCGACGGCTGGTTCGCAGCCGGGATTGCAACATTAGTCATGGTGTCATACGTAAGCTGAATGCCAGAGAACATAGCTTCGTTACCGGACATGTCATACTGCAGTGTGGGAAGAGACATAATCTATTCCTTACTGAGTAATCGTGCCGATACCGCGATAGCGGAGACGAACCTTCGCTACACCAGCGGAGTACGTACCACCCACCGTAGCGGTGATGTACGCAGCACCGTCGGGGAGCTGAGAAGTCGTAACCGTAGTACCCACGAGAGCACCGGCTGACGTTGAACCGCCAACCATAGTGATCGAAGCACCAGCAGTCATCGAAGCGGTGACCAGGGCGTTCACGATATTGTTATTAGCAATAACCGTGGAACGATCCAGGCGCATCGTACCGATAGACAGCGAGGTACCACCAGTCGCCGCGGACTCCATGTTGACATTAACACTTTCGAGGAAGATGTTAGTGCCAAGGAACGTGGTGTTCGCGATGATCGTGGGGGAGGTAGAAAGGGCGGACAGCGTTACCGTAAACTCGATATCGCGCCATTCGCCATACGACAGGTAGTCGCCTGCAGTGGTCGGCGTAGCTTTGCTAGTACCGAACTGAAGGAAGAGACCGTCGTTGTTAGTCCAAGAACCACCAACCATGTTATTCTCCTTAGACAATCACATTGGTTGCGGTGAGGACGGTGACCATGTTCTCGGGACGATACAGCTTGAAGCCGTACTCAGCGATCGTCAGGTATTCCCATTGCTGGAGATCCTTGTTGAACTCAGAGTAGACAGTGGGCTGCTGGCGGAAGCCGCCAAGCCACGGGCAGGTGTCGCCCGGGGTAGCCGAGAAGAAGTAGTTGGCCACACCATTCGTCACAGACACGGAGTTGATCGTCTCGGAAGCAATCGCCGGGAGGTAATTGCTGACGTAGATATCAAAGCCGAAAACGTTGAAGCGGAACTTGAAGCCAGTGATGATACCATCACGAGCAACGTCGGCCCACATCTGTTGTGGCGAAAGCAGGTTAACCATGTTAGCCTGCGTAGCAAGGGTGTAGGCAACACTTGGGTCAACGACAGCAACGAGGTTCGTCAGGGGCACGTTAGCCTTTTGAAGGGCGTACTGCGCCTTGGCGAAGTCCTTGATGGTGATCGATTGACCGGTACCGCCAGCCACCCAACGGTGATCGGCGTTATTGATAGTGTTGAGGTTAGAAGCGGTTTGTCCGGAATTCGCAACGGCAAAGATGCGAGTCTCCACGGCTTCCATCAACGCACGATGCTGGCGTGGCACGAAGGCCGCGATTACATCGTTAGCGTAGAAACTATCCCGCTTGAACTTCTCAGAGATCGCGTTGGCCGAGTACTTGTACTGGTCAAACGAGAACTGGAAGTTACCAGTGTCGAACTGGTTGTACTTGACAGCTTGATTTTCATTGAAATCAGCCGTTTCAGCTTCACCGATCGACGGGATGTTGATGGTATAACCATCTGGGAAGTCTTGGATCATTCGGACAAACTTCATAGCATTAAGCTCGTCGAGGAGCAGTTCCTTGATCTGGCGAGACCAGAGCTGCGTCCTAACGAGATTCTGCTGCGTCATGTCGGTAAAACCGGGCATGGAAGTTTATCTCCTGATTAAGAATTGTCCTCAGGCAGACCGAATTCGGAGCCGAGCTCCATCATATCGTTATGCATTTGGACTGCGATTTTGGGATCAAGATACATCCGGGGATCGTTCTTCTTCATTTCCTGGTAGTACTTCCAGTCGCGTCTAGCCGCCTGCGGAGCAAACGACGTAGGACGTTGGGAGTTACGGGGAAGAGAAGGAGAAGTCCTGGCTGGCTGCTGATCCAAACCAAACGTCTTCACGAAGACGGTAGGATGGTTCTTTGCAAGATCATCAGCAAACTCAGGGGTGAGACCCAGACTATCTAGGCGTTGTTTGTAAGCGCTTTGGTAATCATCACCAAAGTTCTCACGGAGTTTTGCCTGCATCGATGCAAGATTCTCATTCTGACGTTGTGCCCGTTGGTGTGCGGTCAGCTTGTCGTTAATGAGACGCTCGATTTCCTCAGGCTTAATTCCCGGCTGGACTTGATTCCCATCGGTATCAGGATTACGGTCCTCTTGCTTATTAGGATTGTCTAATCGGTCTAGCAATTCCTTCAGCTGCATTCCGGTCTTTTCACGTTCCTTGATCTCAAGGTAATCCCTTGAAAGATCGTCGAAACGTGTCTTCAGAGTTTCGACATACAGATCTGCTTCTGCTTTGGCGTTAAGGAGTTCCTCTACAGGCTTGTCCTTCCACTTCGCAATTACAGCTTCTTTAGTCAGAGATGACGGTTGGTTATCGTCGAGTAGGCTGTCGGCCATTAAATGATTTTCCTATATGGTCAATAGTTTCTTGACATCCCTAAGAGCCCTTTTGTAACCGTTGGCTTCCGCCTGACGGTAGGCCCAGTTAGGACTGTCGTATGCTTCGACTTTAAGCTCCGCGGATTCTACTCCACGAAGATTACTGTCTACGAGCTTGTTAAGATCGTCGAGTACCCATTTAGCTCGGTTAAGTGACGCGACGTATAAAGCTTTTTCCTCTTCGGACTTACCACGGGTCCAGGCAATATCCATTAACTTACTCCTGCGGGAGGCGGGGTGGGCGGGCTAAACTGCCCTTGTGCATCGGTGTCGTAGTCATCACCAATACCGGTAGCAGTGCCCTGTTCTTGATAGAGCTGTTCCTGCATAGCTTGGATATATCTCTGACCATCAGCTTGTTCAGCCAACTGAACGTAAGGAGTAACAACTCCAAAGTCTTTAAGGTCGAAGACACTCTCCAGCACCTTAGCAAGAACGATACCTGAGAAGTGAGGCTGGACCGTAGGCCAAAGCCCTGAACTGGTGAGGTTGGTAAGATTTTGAACAAGTTCCGCTTGTTCAGCGAAATGACGAGCGCTGACAGCTTTGATGCGGCCGACCCCCGTGATGTCGTCGACGGTGAGGTTTTGGAAAGTAGTAGTCTGGAATTCGTCATTGAATACTCGAATAGCTGTGACACCGGTCAGGTTACGTCTAGCAAGCTCAAGCATGCCGTTGAGCAGCATGTCCATGTATTCACTGAACTGGAAGATCTTGCTGTTGAAAAGACGGGAAGATGCATTCTCAAGACGTTGGACCTCATACTTGGTCTTCTCACCTGGGGAGCGAATTCCCATCGCTTCTCGCGGAGCACCAGCCATTTCTTCCATCTTCATCTCTGTGAGAGAGATGTCCTGAACTAGCTGTTGAATTTGAATATCTGGTTGGACTAGTTCGACATCACCTTCTTCAGTAACGAAGATCTTTTCACCTGGCTGCCAGACGTAGTCTTCAACGAAGCCTCTGACCTTCTGCACAGGAAAGGCAGTGAGATCGAGGATATCGGCCATTTGGTTGATACGCTTATCGATGCTGTACTGCATACCGATGAGGTTATCGAGAGGACCCATACCCCAGAGGTTATCTTGCTTACGACGCCAAGGCGTCTGAAAGATTACTGGATAACCGTAGAAAGAATCGTTAGCCCTGTTGTCAATCAGCTTGTGCCGGTCGACCACGGTGATGACACGATTTTTCTGAAACGTGTCTGAATAGGGATCGTACCAGTCTCCGTAGAAGGTGAGGACTTCACATACGTCAGAGGTAAGGTAGTCTCGAAACGAAGTAAACCCATCCATGATGTAGAGACGGTCCCGCTGGGTCCAGTCTCCTTGGTATTGCTGGGCATGAAAACGAATATCCTTCAGGTACTTATACAGAGTTTCATAAGCTTCACGATTCTCATCATTGCTCATTTTCTCCAGTAAGTCTTTCAACTCACCAAGTGAAATAATCGAGCGAACGATCTTAGGAGATTCGATGAAAGATTCTGCAGTTGGATTAAAGACAATATCCAAAGGAGAAATGCGACGGATAGAAGGACCAACGAACCCCACTTGGGTTTTGTCTTCTTGTTCAACGCGCATGTCCTTCCACTCGACTGTGGCAATGGCGTTACCGAAGTCGATATAATCCTGAATAATCTTTTCTACTTCTACCTTAAACATCGGCTGCTCGGTAACCCACGTCATGTAGTTGACGATGGCATCCCGCTTAGCAACGGAGTTGCTGTCTTGATTGTCAGCAATCCATTCCAGCCATTTCCTCTTAGGAAAGAGAGTGGCAGTATAGTTTGCGAAAAGGTTATCGCGGATTTGACACAGCTTTGGATATGTGGTTTTGTTCTTCCAAGGCAGAGTTGAGTTACTGGTTTGGGTAGTATCCGTCTGGTAAACGTACCGACGAACTTCTTCCCATGAGTTCTTTTTCTGCTGACGCATCGTATCCCACGTCAACCACTTATCAGTGATTTTCGTGGCCAGAAGGTCAGGTTGGATAACGTCCTCTAGGGCAACGTTCTCCAGTGGCATTACACGCCCTGTCAACAGACGCCTCCAAACTTAGAGTGAAATGAAATGTTGTTTGAGGGAGCTGAGTCCATGCTTCCCTTACGAAAGATGTTAATAGGCGCAGTAGCGAAATCGATGGCTGACGCTAATGCGTCCTTGACGTCATCGTGTGCGGGATTCTGGAAGATCAGCTCTTCCTCAAGCACTTGCGTGTTCCCGTGTGGATAATGCCAGATCTGTCGGTTCGCATACCTCGGCTCTAGGATAGCCATAATCCGCTCTTCCTTGCTGCCTTGCCATCTTGTTGGCCTGAATTCGTCTACTGCGAGCGTAAGCCCGTGCGGACGTATATAGTTCTCTTTCAAGTCCCGGACGATGACTTGTTGCGCAACCGAAACCTCGCACCGTATTTTTCGGAAACCCCATTTTTGATACAGTTTTAGAATGTGTGAGAAATAATCGGAAATCTTGTCGGACTTAAACCGATCGATCTCCAGAATGTAATAATTGGATCTTCCGTCCACTCCAATGACAACGATGCTGGTGTAGTCGGCTTTCTTACTTGAGGAGTAAGCGAAGTCGACTGCGGCGACGACGTTAAGTCGCTCTCGCTTGTAGTTCCAGGCGTAGTTGTGGTGGGCGAGGTGATTTGGGTCGTAATACTGAAACAGGTCGCGTTGGATTGGGGATGATTCCACGTCCTGTGGGTCGTTGTAATATTGTGCCCTGAACTGGATTTTGTTGAGATACTGTGCTCTTTTGGTTCTGAGGACGGTTTCGTCGAATCCGAACCACTTTCCGTCAGATCGTTGCTGACGGGGCCAGAGGTATTGTCCAGTTCCATCTCCGGCTGTTTCGACTGGGTATTCTTTGACGTCGAAGAGCGGCTTGCTCGCGACGATGTTCCCGACTTCGTCATAATCATCAACCTCCATTTGAATAAGATCTTGGTACAGGTCAAGAGGGTGATATCGGGTTCCTACCACCATTTCCCGTGCACCAACGGTTTCGATGGAAGAAAGAAGACCATATTGATCTTTTACTCTTTCGCGGCCTTCTTCCGTGTACGCATTACCGACGACAACAACGTCATCAAGTACAGCGATATCGCAATGCATCCCAACGATATTGCTGGTAAGACCAGCAGTAAAGATAGATGGATCTCGAATGGACTCAGCTGCTCGGCGGGGGTCATCTACAGAGATTTCACTTTCTGTCCACTTCTCACGTTTAGCCTCTTCCTTGTTGACCATCTCTGGCCAGTACAAACGGTAAGTATCGTTGGTGATGATATCTTTAATAAACTTCAGCTGCTTCTTTGCAAGGTTAGCTGTAGAAGAGATGTACAAGACACGAAGGGTTGGATCTCGCGTGAGCATCCAAGCCACCCAGTACGCCACAAGGGCGGACTTCATGTGGTCTCGAGGCAAAAGAAGCAATTGATGTGAGCTGGCATCGCCAGAAGTCCACCAAGAGATTACCTCACGGTGGATATTGCCCAAAAGGCGCTTAGGATGGATAAGCTGAATGAACTCGACCAGAGATGCCTCTGCGAGTTTACGGCGTTCATTCCGTTGTTCGTTTACTTCAGCTTTCTTTGGGCGGCCTGCCACCTAATTTACCTATAATTTTAGCAGCTTTTGAAATGCTTGCTGGTTTTTGATACGGCTTCGAATTATGCTTGCTGGTTTTGACTTTAGCCATGATTTATGCTTGCAGGTTACTTCCAACGGGTGTTTGCAGCATGTTTAGCGATCTTTACGCGCTGTGCTGACGATAGACTTTCAGCTCTTGCGTGCCCGCCAGCCTTTGACAAGACATAGGCGGCCTTTTTAATCTCTTTCTCTCTGGCATCTGGGTACCGTTTCGGGTAGGTATCTGCAGTTTCCTTAGGTTTGAAGAGCTCTCCTTTGAGATTCTTACCACCTACGACCACAGAAGAGCTGAGAACTAGGTCAGCTTGCTTACCTGAGACGATGTAAACGCCGGTTACTGCCCGGATAGAAAGAGCAGAAGAGAACTGGACGTTCTTACCAGATACGGAGTATGCACCTGTTTCCGCTACAAGAGTCAAGCCTGATGTGGTCTTGGTTAGTGTAGCATTTTGTCCGCTTAC